GTGCAGTGACATGTAGCCACAATCCATACCGCGCCCATACATGCCTGGATCAAAACCAAATACATCGTATAGTGCCCAACGATAAGTGCCTCGGTCTTCCACTTCGGCTTTGTGCATACGCTTGATTACAGCATAAAACGCATCTTCACGTTCTTCTTCGGTAAGACCATTCCACCATGCATCGTTCTTAGCTTCATATTCAGCCCGTACCGCTTGTTGTATTTCACGTAGTTCGTCTAAGCCTTCAAACAATCTTTTTTTATCGTTCATCTTTCAACCACCGAATCTTTCGGCCACTCTCTTGTTCGTACTGTGCGATAATGTCGTCAAACTGCCACAGTTCGTGTGTTTCAAAGTCATCTAACCAACCACTGAAATCGTTCCAATCCTCAGTGTGCATAACAGGCAAGCCATACTCTATAGGATAATGTTCGCCCGGTACACCGTAGATATCAATTCGACCACCGCTCCAATAATCACCATTTTCTTCGATCCATTTCATGTTGATTGGACCGCACCAGTTCGTGCTATAGCTTACCATTTCACATTCAGCCAATCAGTATCTTCGTCCATCAAAGTAACTTGACCTTCGAATCCTTCCTTCTCTTTTAAATGATTGTAAACACCGGCATTATTCATTCGCAACCCATAACCTTTCTTATGACAACGATAGATACTACCCGAGTAGCCATGGAACAATAGGTAATCACCGTCCTCAGTGACCTCAGAGACACCTGAGTTCATTCGCCAACTGTCACCGTCTAGGTAACCACCACTCCACCCAGCGAGGACTTTGTAGAATCCACGATCAAGCTTACCTTGTTTTAATTTCAACACTACCCAGTTGTCGGGTGTGTATTCTCCTACATTCAACATATTCTACACCATCATACTGCATTTGTCAATTGTTTTTAGATTAAATTTAGTTAATCTCTTCGAGGTCAGAGACGAACTGCTTTTTGGGGCTGGTTTGCTGCCAGAATCGAAGTTGCTTTTCAGCATCCTTGATTTGTTTTTCAAGTTCAGCAACCATTTCTTTGGTCAGACTCATGATATTCAAGCGAAGAAGTCGTTCACCTTCGTCTTGCGAAAGGTGCATTCCGGCTGCTTTCATTTGAGCGATTACCTGAGCCTTAGTTTTGTTTTTAAATACGATCTTGTCGTCAAGCACTGCTTGTACAAACTCGAGTTTGAGTCGTAACCAGTTGAGTTCAATCGAGTTAAGAGAGATTTGCTTGTTGATTCGCTGCTTGAGTACTCCCATTCGGTAGTCGCAGAAATCCTTTACGATACCTCGAGCATCTTGATACTCACGAAGCTTACCGTCTTGATCGATCACCGTAAGGTTTTGCGACATAGGCTTACTCAGCTTAAACTTACTAATGATCTTAGAAGCATTCCAGTTAGCCGAGGTATTCTGCTTGAGCTTGACTTCAAACTTGAATCCTGTCTTGTCGCACTGGTCCTCATAGGATACGATGTCACCGTCCTCCTCGAGGCCATCTAGAACCTTGACGTAGCTTTCACGGTCGTAGCCATAGGGTACTTCAGTAATCGTAAGCTGTGTCTTACCTTTCTTCTCGAAAACACCGATTACCGTATACTTGCTAGGATCCTCGTGGTCTTGAGTAACTACACCGTTGAACTCAGGAAACTTAATCTGAAGGGTACTCTTAATATCGCCGGTGTTGATGTACTCCAAGCATGCCGCAGCTACGCTCTCAGGATCATGAGGGAGGATGTTAGTAGCAAAGCCAGTAGCAATACCCTTAGTTCCGTTAACCAACACTAGAGGGATAACTGGAAGGTAGAATGCCGGTGGTTCGTGCTCAGGATCCTCGTGCTTAGGAGCGAGATCAATATCCTTAATGTACTTGTTGAAGTTGTCGTGCAGTCGAGTATAAACATAACGAGGTGCACCAGCTTCTTGAACGAGTCGAGTACCGAAGGAACCGCGTCCCTCAACTAGACAGATGTTGTTATTCCACGTGGCTGCCATAAGTTGGCCGGAGCCTGCCGCAGAACCCTCTCCATGATTGTAACCATAGTCACTAATAATACCACTCACCGCTGAGACTTTCTTGAATTCTCGCTTCGAGTTAAGAATCGACGAGTAAAGGTAGAACCTTTGAACGGGTTTCATACCATCAATCATGTTAGGAATAGCTCGAGCTTCAACGGTGTACTTAGCAAAGCTGAGCCACTCGTTTTTAGCTACCGCTGAGATGGGATAGTTATCTTCTGGATAAGAAGTCACTTCCGGTTCGTTTGTAAACATAGTCAAGTCACTCATTGAAACATAAATTCCTTACGTAGGTTCGAATCTTTACCGAACATCATTTGAAAAATAGAAGCATCGTCTACTGTTACTGTGTCGTAGACTGGATCATTAATAATTCGATCATACTCTTCTTCAGTAAGAGATCCGAGACCCTTAATGTATCTATGCTTCCAGTTTGGATTGTTAGTCTTAAACTCTGTTGCTTGTTCGTATGTATAGAACCAATTTACATCAGAGCCATTAGTTGAAATCATAATCGGTGTACGAGTAATCTTAACTCGTCTCTCATTTAGTAGCCTTGGCCAGAACTTGTAGAAGAAAGCGATGAGCAATGGGCTAATATGTCCGATACCGTCGTGGTCAGCATCAGTGAGTGCTGCGACATTTCTGTAAGTCATGTCGTCGACACTGTCGGGATCATTAATATCCAACCCTAGCACAGCCACCAGCTCAGATAGCTCCTTGTTCTTCAAGACTTCGGCTGGTTTCATATCCCATGTGTTCATGATCACACCACGAAGCGGGAAGGCTCCCACCTTGTTAGGATCACGCACCTTCAATAGGAACCCCATAGCACTATCACCCTCGACAATCTTGAGGGTAGCGTTGTCACCGTTAGCCGAAATGTGTTTAGCTACCTTGACTTTGCGCAATTTCTTTTGAGCTAGAGCTGCAGCTCGTTTGTCAGCCGCGAGCTTTTTAGCGAGCTGAGCTTCAATGATAGGATCGATGATCTCAGGTGTGTTTAAGATTTTCTTCGCTAGAGCTTGAAAATCCTTGACTCCTGCACTCTCGACGTGTTCCTTAATATTACCATAGGGGTTCGTAAGACGTTCCTTAGTCTGACTATCAAACTTCGGATTGATGAAGTTACGAGCGAACTTAACGAAAGTAAGCCCACCCTTGATCGTCGTCTTGACCACCTCGATCTTGTGCTTACGCTTGATCATGGTAACGAGCTCGTCTACTACACCGTTCACCAGGTAGTCGACATAGTTGCCACCCTGTCGAGTGTTCACTCCATTGACGAACGAGTTCGAACGGAAGCCGTCCTCAGAGGGAGCGAAGAAGAACGAGAGATTCTCGCTTTTCTCGATGATGGTACACTCGCCGAACAGCGCAGCGTACTTCTTAAGATCATTGACCTTTACGCGTCGTTTATTAAAGGAAAAGGCAATCTCAGGAAAAGCCATTTGGAGGCTGATGAGTCGATCCTCAATGAGCGCTACCGTGTCAAGCTCGTCTAAGCTGTCGACTTCAAACAAAGAGAAGTCAGCGACAAAGGCAACCTCAGTACCGTTACCGTCCTTTGTCTTACGTGTGATGTTGACTGTCTCAGCACCGTCCTTACACTTGACTTCGACTAGGTTCCCATTGGACCAAGTCTTACCGACGAACTGAGATGATAGAAAGTTGGTAGCAGCTGAGCCGACACCGTTCGTACCGATCGTTACTCGCTCGTCGTCAAACGAGGTACCGGCGTTCACCTTCGTCCATGCTGCTACGGGACGAAGAATGGTATCCCCAGAGGTTTCATCAAAGATTTCATCCTGAGGGATCCCGCGGCCATTGTCGGTGACGATAACCTTGTTACCCTCTACCGACACGTTGATCTTGTTCGCGTATTTAAAGTTCGTGCGGATCGCTTCGTCGATCGCGTTGTCGAGGATCTCGTCCACCATCTTGGATAGTGCAGGGACATAGGTCGCTGACTTCCACTGGCCAAGCACGAAACGTTCGATAGACTCTTGCGAGCTCGAACCCATGTACATACCGATGCGCTCACGGACATGTTGTCGCGCTGTCAGTATGCGAAATTGTTCTGTTTGTTTAGACACTACAGTTCTCCATCAAATACTTGTGTATCTTACCATAGTCGAATCTCATTGTCAACTGTTTTTTTCAAATTTTTTCGAACCGTAGTTTTCCATTTGAGATACCATTCTACCACAGCCAGCTGAAAATGTCAACCATTTTTTAAAAATATTTTTTTGCCATAAAAATCAATAACTTATGTGTACAGTATCATAAGTAGTTGATTTCTAAGGAAATCTTTTTTTCACAAAACAGTTGACATTCTCTTTGAAATGGTTTAGAATGGTACCATAATGATGAAAAAAAATAGACTAAGTGGTTGATTCTAAAGGGACAGCAAAAAAGTTCAAAAAAACAGTTGACAATTGCTGAAACACCGGTTAGAATTAGTCTATCACATACAAAGGTAGTATTGAATATGTTAAGTAATTATGGTAAAGTCGGAGACGAGATACGGTGGGTGTCCGCCGCAGGTATCTGTACCGGCATCATCGAGCGTATCGATCGGGACGAGCCTACTGCGGATCCCGTGGTCAAGGCGGACTACTACATGATCCGCCTTCATCGTCACGGTAACGCTGGCGTTCGTCTCAACAGCAACATGATGAAATCACTAGCTGTTACCAACATGACTATATATAACGCGGCCATGGAGGCTCTCTAATGATCGTTGAAGGTAAAGTCTATATCGTTCTCGAAAAAGACTACCCCGATGATCCCGTGTACGAAGTATTCGGGCGTGAGTCCGACTATATAAAATGGTACAGAGATTACATCAAAGACCGCGGACGTGAAGCTTACGAAGAGCGGTTTAAGACTGAATTTCGAACCGTTAACTTTTCTGTGAATGTGGAGATAAACCGATGATGACCCTCAAACCTCGTGATCGTATTATGGGATCGATAGGCAGCCTTCTTGATAGCGTTGAGGACTTGGAAGCAAGGCTCGAGCGCCAGGAGAAACGCGGCAAGGTCGATGAGACGGACAAGGCGTTCATGGAAGGCCTGGATCAAATACTTCCTGGGCTCAATAAGTTCTATTACGACTGGGAGGAGCGTTACTAATGAGTAATGTGGTTCAATTCCCGATCCAAGGCGTCAGCACCATCGACGCCTTACGCAACTGCGTTTTGTGTGCACGGGAGCACGGAGAGATTGATGTGGTAGCCGGTGCTCAGTTGCTGAATGCACTTGACACGGTTGAACAATTGTACCTGTCTCTCACAGAAGGAGAAGAGTGATGAGTAATTTAGTTAACGATCAGATTGTAGACCAAGTCATCATGGAAGTAACGGCTATGTCAGATCTTGAAGTGCTCGAGCGGATCGGTCGCAAGCACGCATGTCCGATCGACGCGAGCTGCGATATTAATGAACAAATGGACGAGTATCGCGATACGCTGATGCACATGATTTACGAGGACTATATGAATGAATGATGAGATGATTCGTCTTCTAGCGGAACAGAGTATCCGCGGCGGAGAACAAAGGTACACAGAGGACCAGATTCGCGCCTTGGTGGGCGCGCCCTCGTTCGAAGAATCTGACACTTGCATTTGTGGCAAGAGTCTAGACGAGTTCGATCCTGACTGCTACACTCACATGTCGAAAGGTTATTAAAGGTTATAAAGTTATAACCAAATGATCTAAAAAAACAGTTGACAATTTCAGTTGAGCGTGGTAGAATGGCATCATAAGGTTGGAAAAGGTTTTAGTTATGTATAAAGTATATCAATCAGGAGACGGTAGTGGTACATCCTTACAGGGATACCTAGTAGCGTCTTATGACGATCTTGTTCACGCATTCGGTCCTCCGACTTATGACGACACGTCTGGCGACAACAAGGTCGATATTGAATGGGTTCTCACCGTTCAAGATGCAACTTATGAAGATGAAACTTTCATCGTTACTATCTACAATTGGAAAGATTACGACGGTGGAATTGAAGCAACTTCGAATCCTCAATACGAGTGGCACATCGGTGCTAAGTCTAAATTGCAAGCGATGACACTCAAAGAGATTTTCGAAGAAAAAATGAAGGAGGTAGCCTAATGGCAATTGATTATTTTGATGATGACGTAGAGATCGCTGAGCAAGAGCTTAAGCGCAATAAGCGTTCACTACGTAAGCTGACTAAAGAATCAGATTTCGTGCTGTATACTTCGACTGTGAACGATTTTGATCTCAGTGAAGTTACTGGTAATTATAATTATAATATAGGATTCAGTGACGATTATTAATGGAAGCGCTCTCAATACTATTAGGACTGTGGCTAATACTCGTAGTCCTAATGGTAATAGTTAAATTCACATTCAAAGTGATTTCTATTACTTGGGAATACGCTTTCTTGATCTTTGTTATTTTATTACTAGTACTATCACTATAGGATAAATAACATGTCGAATCATATGACGGTTTCGTTTTCTGGGCCACGTGGCGGGAAACTTGATTACGGGTTGCAAGCTTATGCATTGCAGGCAATTAACAGTTTTACGAAACAACTAAAGATTGATCGGTTGAAAACTGCGGTTCAAGTAAACTTTCATCATAGCGTTTTTGTAGACAGCAAGAAAACATGTGAAGGTCTATGTGAATCTTTAGATAAGCGCTCTTTTGTTATTGATGTCGCTTTATACGGTAACTGGCTGGGCACACTGGCGCATGAACTCGTTCACGTCAAACAGTTTGTTCGCGGCGAGTTGAATGAAAGCCTGACTCATTGGAAGAACAAGAACTACTCGAAAGCTGAGTATTGGGATCAACCTTGGGAAAAGGAAGCTCGAAGACTTCAAACTAAACTTGTTGAAGTTTTCATGGAAGAGTAAACGAAGGACTATATTATGAATAAGGTGTGGGTAGTAAAGGTCAACGGATCGCAGTACGAAGAAGAATTTCCTAGTACTCAGGAAGCAACTAATTACGCAAAGCAAAGCTCATTGCGAGCTATGTGTTCTATCCAGAAACAGGGTAATAAGGTAATCATTTACGAGCATGGCGATGTAGTCGATGCTCGTCGAGCTAAAGAGCTAACTGAAGCGGTAGTTGAGATCTTAGAACACGAAAATGAACTATACGCAAAGCAAGGTCGCGGTAAAGCCTCTCGAAAGAAAGGCTAATAAACTTTTAATGCGCCCGTAGCTCAGTTGGATAGAGCAATGGCCTTCTAAGCCATCGGTCAGAGGTTCGAATCCTCTCGGGCGTGCCACTTTTATTTTTGGAGATTGAAAAAATGTCATACTGGGGCTATCACGCTATGTTTGATTGTGCAGCCTGTAGTAAAGATAAAGTTACTAGCCGTGAGAACATATATAACTTTATCAAAGAACTTGTTCCCGCTATCGACATGGTCGGTTTCGGAGAACCTATGATTGAACACTTCGCTACTCATGCTGAAGATAAAGCTGGGTTTAGTTTTGTTCAAATGATTGAGACTTCTAGCATCACTGGTCACTTAGTTGATCACAACGGTGATGCCTATATCGACATCTTTAGTTGTAAGACTGTCGACGTAAAAGTTGCTGAAGAACTTATTGTTAAGTACTTCGAACCTCAAAAAATTCGTCTGAACTTTATTACTCGTTCAGCCGGATAAAGTTTTAAACTCGGTGTAGCGCAGCCTGGTAGCGCAACTGCTTTGGGAGCAGTGGGTCGGGAGTTCGAATCTCTCCACCGAGACCAAACAATGCACCCGCCAAGCCTCTCAACGATGCTCAAATCGGCGCCTACGCTACGGTGGTAGGGTAAATGGTTGTAGTGTGGCGGACTACGATCGGGGTGAGTCAGCTGGCATTGTAAGTCCTCAGGTAGTCACTGCGCACTACCAACCTGATCGGGTGGGGCAGATAATGTGGATAAGGATTGGGACTACTCGGTCGTGCCCCACACTTTTTTTAAAAAAACTATTGACATTTAGAGATACATGATATATAATTGGTACCATAAACGTTGAGGTAGATTGTTATGCCACAGAACTTTAGCTTAAATGATACTCTTGAAGAGAAGCTAAGACTAGAACTTTGTGATCAGCAGAAACACATCGTTCGCCTTGAAACTGAGCTTTCTCTAAAAGATAAGTTGATAGCTGAAGAAACTGCTGGTAAATATGCCGCATACAAACGAATCAATGAATTGCAACAAGAAATTACGAGACTCAAGGAGGCTATGAATGCTCACTATTGAGGAATACTTCGACATGCTAAGACGTCACGATTGGTTTTACGAATACAGTGACGATCATAGCGCTTGGCAAAGAGGACAAGCTGGAAAAGTTGAGTTGAGAAATTTAGCAAAAGAAAATGAACAGTTTGCGATTATGCTAGCAGATTATAACAATTACATTAATGCTGTTATTAAAGAAGGTCCTAAGCAAGAAACGGTACCTCTTCCTAAGTTAGAGGATTACCTTTGAGGTTATTAGTAGAAAATTATGGAGACGCTAGAATTTTTGTAGAGCGTCCTTTTGGCTATAAAAGATATATTGTTGAGTGGCCTGACAGTACACAAATGTTTAGTGGTCTTTGGTACACAGAACAAAAGGTAAGAGAATTCGTTGAGAAGCGACTTCACTTTGCCAAGGGAGAATAAAGAAGTTTTATGCCGGATTAGCTCAGCAGGTAGAGCAGTCGCCTTGTAAGCGAAAGGTCGCGAGTTCGATTCTTGCATTCGGCACCAATATAAGAAGTAGTATGGAAGGCATATACATAATAGTAAGTATTATTGTGGTTACAAGTGTTGTTTTAGGATGTTTTATTTGGGATTTGCTTGAAAACACAGAATTTAAAGATAAAGATTAGATGGGCCTGTAGCTCAGTTGGGAGAGCGCCTGCCTTGCACGCAGGAGGTCGCAGGTTCGACCCCTGTCAGGTCCACCATTCGGAATTATATTATGGATAAAGAAGAAAGATACGAAGGAAAACCGCTACAGCATTATGACGATGACAACTTCTGGAAAGGAATCATTGTCGGCCTGGCTATTTCTTTACCTATCTGGGCTATGTTTATTGTCGTGATTGTGAGTTTACTATGACGAATCCAGTTTTTGTTTTTGATGTAGATGGAACGCTCACGCCAGCGAGACAGACTATCGATCCAGAATTTGAATCTTGGTTTTATAATTTTTGTCAAAACAATCCAGTATTTCTTGTCTCTGGTAGTGATCGACCGAAAACACTAGAACAAGTGGGTCAGCGAATATATGATGCTTGCTTAGGTGTTTATCAGTGTAATGGTAACGAGCATTGGTATCACAATCGTCGCGTTAAGACGAACGGATGGAAACCTTCTTACGAACTTAAGCACTATCTCCAGAATAAGCTTCATCATAGTAAGTATCCTTTTAAAACTGACAATCATATCGAAATGCGTACTGGAATGATTAACTTCAGTACTGTAGGTCGCGACGCTAATCAGCAGCAGAGACAAGCTTATTACGAGTGGGATAAGAAACACAAAGAGCGAGAGCACATCGCTGACGAGTTGAATAGAAAGTTTAAAGAATTGTACGCTTCAATCGGTGGCCACATCAGTATTGACATCTATCCCAAGGGTGCAGACAAATCTCAGATCATTAAAGATTTCGAAGGTGTTTACGATTACATCCACTTCTTTGGTGACAGAACAGAACATGGTGGAAATGATTATTCTATAGCCTTAGTGATTCAACTTGGAAACCTTGGAAAGGTGAATCAAGTAGAATCTTGGCAACATACATGGGATCTTTTGAAGGAGTTTTAAATTATGCATATGACATTTACACTTGAACCTGAACAGGTCGACAAGATTATTATTAGTGAATTGAATGATAATATAGATAGTTTAGTAAACAATCTTAAACAAGATGTCGACGATGATGATTATCTTGGTGTGTTTAGTCATGATCGAGAAGAAGATGCAGTTCAGATTCAAAAACATATCGACGCTTTGAAGCTCATTATTAAATTCTATGGTGGAGAGTCGACGATATTCTAGGAGAATCCTATGGAAGCTAAGGTAAGAATTAAATACAAACACCCAGTAAAAGAAGATGTTGAATTAGAAGTTGTAGGTTGGGTGTATGACGTAGATGATACTACAACTTTCGTTAAACGTATTGATGGATATTCGATTGATATTCCTACAGCAAATATTTTAAGTCAGGATGTACTACTTTAGTGATAAAATCTGAAAAGGGCGAAAAGAAACTTGATTGGTACGTTAAGTGGATTGCTTCAATACTAGTACTAATATCAATTTGTGCCCGAGCAGCAGGACCAGAGTTTAGAGAACTCGACATGTACGTAGGAACAATTGGAATAGGTTTATGGTTATGGGTCTCACTTCTTTGGGAAGATCGAGCCCTCATCTTGTTGAACGGTGTTTCGTTCTTTGTACTCAGCATGGGTATAATGAGACAACACGGTCAATGGTGGATGGATTTCTGGACAAGAATATTTAGTAGTTTTATCTCCTCATAGCTCAGTTGGATAGAGCATCTGGCTACGAACCAGAAGGTCGGGAGTTCGAATCTCTCTGAGGAGGCCAATCAGAAAGGTGTTATAGAATGTCACGTGTATACGCATACGAAGAAATTTTTTCTGATATTGAAGATGATCCTGAGAATATCTTAATGACGATACCTCCGGAAATATGTGAAGAAGCTGGCTTTAACGAGGGTGACTTAATACAAGTTACTCTCGAAGGCAAGTGTTTAGTGATAATGAAAAAAGTTGAGGAGTAACTGATTATGGATTCGAATGAAAAGAAAGATTTGGTAGAAGCTCTGCGCAAAGGTACAGTAACGGTAACGTTTCAAAAGGTAAGCACCGGTGAAATTCGTGTAATGCCTTGTACGTTAAACCCAGCCGTACTTGAAGCCTACGGTACTTCAGATAATGTAAAAGACGTGAGGCCTCGTAACGAAGATGTTATGGCTGTTTGGTGTACTGACAAAGAAGGTTGGCGTAGTTTTAGACTAGACGCTGTTCAATCCTGGGAGGTACTAGGTGGATAAAGTAAGTGGTAGAAAAGCGAACGTTCGCTTAGTGGCTACAGACAACGTAGCTGCTGGTGGTGATAGCATGTATGTTGTCGATCTCTATGAAAATGGAAAGCTCGTTCAAAGTCGAGATCTTCCTGGCCACAATCGACACTACGCAGAAGATGTAGCTGAGAATTGGGAAAACGGGATTATCCAATTGCTTACTGAATAATAAATATTCGTAAAAGTAATCGGAGTATATTATGAAAGGTTATGCTTTCCTTCATCAACATCTAGATGATTCTATTATTGATAAAATTTTAAACTTGTCAAATGAAGTGCAATGGACTTCTGGTGCGGTTGCTTCTGGACTAGATCTTGATATGAGATCGGTTGACAAGATTAATTTTAATGTTCATCGCCACGCGTGGTTGGCTGGTATCTTGATGTACATAGCAAAAATAGAAAATAAGAATTTTGGCTTCGATGTTAGTACTATTTCACAAATTGAGCTACTTAAATATAGTGTAGGTGGCAAGTACGAAATGCATCAAGACGTTGGTTGGTTCGATTATCCATTTCAACGTAAACTTACAATGATCGTACAACTTTCTAATTCTGATGATTATGAAGGCGGCGATTTAGTTTTTCAGCATGACAATACAGAAGAAGTCGGCGATAGAATTAGAGACAAAGGAAGTGTAATCATTTTTCCGTCAATGATGTTTCATTCAATTACTCCGGTGACAAGCGGTGAAAGGCTATCATTAGTAACTTGGATAGAGGGACCAGCATGGCGTTAGTAAATTCAGGAACATTAGAATTAGGTATTCCAGCAAATCAACCTGCGAATAGAAACATATCATCAGAATTCGGTAATACACCAGGCCAAGACGAGCTCTCTGAATATTATCGAGGAGCCGGCTATGTTCCTAATACTGCTACGAATGTTCCGTCAAGCGGACAAATTGCGTTTTCTAATTTTTATGGTACGAGCGCGTATACACCAGTATCTGCATCTATAGGAATGTTGTTTGCGGGCAGAGTAGATTGCAGTAGACCATACTCTATGGGTATAAACAGAACTACTAATTTATCTGTTTCTGGAGGAAATGGCTCTTATAACAGAGATTGGGACGGGCCTAATTCTCAGAGTGGTTCTATAATTGTAAGATTTCAGAACATCGATAATCAAACCGCGGCTAACATCAACATTTTTGCAAATAATAACAGCACGAACGCTTCAGGTGAATTTAATAGGAATGCAGTATATAACGTAAACGTAAGCGATGGTACTACTTCAGTAAACCGCGGATTTAATTACAACGTTAACTTTAATCAAGGTTGTTTATAATGTCTGCAAACACAGATAATTATATAGTCGTTAATCACACGACAGGTGAAATCATTTGTACTGGAAGAGACGACGATTTATCTGATAACAGGCCTGTTATCTATCAAGACGAAGCAAACAATACCATAATGATTCTTTCATTACAAGAAGGCGAAACTTTTTCTGGTATAGAAGACACTGAACATTATTTTGATACAAAAACTTATGAGACTTTACCGAAAAAAGAAATAGAATTAGTGACTTCCCACCCATTCGTTGAACCTTTTATTATTTCAGCAAACACAGATCCTTATTGGCACGAAGATGATGAGCCCGCATTAGTCTTTCAAAACAGAATTAATGTTCCAGTAGGTACAAAAGTAACTCTTAGCAATATACCTCCTGAAATAAAGAGTGTTACAATTTTAGATGGTCATGCAGAAAAAGAATACACACAAGCAGTGAACGGTTTTATTGCGATAACTAGAGATTATGAAGAGCTTACAAAAATAGTCCTTTCATCTCATAAACACAATCAAAAAATAATTTCATTAAGATTCATTGCAGAAGACACGCTTTACGACATATCAAAACCACGACTCGAAAAATAGGTTAATATGATTGATAGAAAACTATCAGAGCTAATTGGAATATATGATGACGTTGTTCCTTTAGATATTTGTGAAAAAACTATAGAGTACTTTGAAGAGTGCGATAAGCTAGAACTCACTTCAAAAGGTTCTAGCGGTTTTGCAGGAAACGTTGATCGTCGAGTAAAAGAGTCAACAGATCTTCAGCTTCTATGGAAGCAAGCATCTAGTAATGCTTTCTTTACTCCAGTACATAAACCAGAAGTTTACAGAGAAATACATGACAGACTAATTTCTGCAGTTACGTCTAGCTCTCATAAGTATGTGTTTGACATGGCAGATATGGCAGGTGCGAAACATACTCCGTTTCATACGACAAAGCAAACAATTACTTCTTTGCAAGTTCAAAGATATAAAAAGAAAGAGGTAGGTTATCCTGCACTTCATATCGAATCAGAAGGACCTTCTGTTATCTACAGATTTCTGGCGCCTATCATTTATCTCAATGATGTTGAAGTAGAAGGAGAAACCGAAATACCACTCGCTGGTCTAAAGGTTAAACCTAAAGCAGGAAGAGTTTTAATCATACCAGCGGGCATTCCATTTTGGCATCGTGGTCTAAGATCGCCAGAAAAAGATAAGTACATTGTTACGAGTTGGATCGAGTATACTAATGGAGTAGACTTAATTAGAGAAATGGAATCTGAAATTGATGATTTGAAAAAACAAGCCACAATGCCAAATATGCACATTAATCCGTCATTATTATTCTACTAAAATGATTACGATATACGGTGTCCGCGGTTGTGAGTATTGTGTAAAAATTAAAAAAGTCTGCAACAACCTAAACATAAAATACGAATACAAAGATACCTCAATTATAGATAACTATAACGAGTTAAAAGAACGATTGAGTACTCGAATTGAATTTCCATGTGTTTTTCATAATGATAAACACATCGGGTGGTACACAGATTTTATCCAGTATATTGACAAATTGGAAGAAGGAGATTATAATAATGAAGAATAAAAATGATGATCCACATTACCAAGGTCTATTTTGGTGCCATGTGAATAAGAAGTTTTATAGGTGGAATGAGTTTATGCAAATTTCTAGACGCATAGATAAAGGTGAAAGAATTTAAAGACTAAATTGTTGAAAGGGAGTAATAGAAAAAATGGCCGACGTTTTGCTACTGAACGCAGACGCACAACCGATCAGTTATCTACCCCTAAGTACCATCTCTTGGAAAGAAGCAATCCTTTATATGTACCATCAGAAATGTTCTGTTCTGGAGTGGTACGACGATTGGCTAGTACGTTCACCAAGTTGGGAAACACGAGTCCCAGCAGTAATTATGCTAAAGGATTTTGTGAAGCAGAAAACACGAGTGCGTTTTTCTAAATATAATGTGTTCCTTCGCGATATGTACACTTGTCTTTATTGCGATGAACATGTCACTCATTCGCGCGCTACGCTTGACCACGTAATACCCTTAAGTAAAGGTGGTAAAACAAATTTCTTAAACATCGTAACTTCTTGCGAAAAATGCAATTCGCTTAAAGGCAATAAAACGACTATGAAACCTAGATACGCTCCGTATCATCCGGGATACTGGGAGTTGGTCCGTAAAAGGAGACAACTCCCGTATGACATCAAGCACCCATCATGGGAGCAGTGGATTAGCTAGTTACTTCTTGCCTACAGCGTCAGCTGCAAAGAAGGCTGATACTAATACCGCAATAGAAGCAAAATAGGTAGGAGCGATGTCGGCAATTAATTCAGCCGCTTTGTCCATACCTAGTAAAGCTGTTAGAGCAATACCAATTGGATATACTAGTAGACCAATCAGCGAGAACCATGCCATCTTACGGATAGCATCTCGCTGAGCGTCTTTGTCTTCAAGCTCTTTGCGCTTGAATTCAAGGTGCATCTTCATCTCTTCTTTAGAAATGTGTCCGTCACCATTCGTGTCTGCGCCGACAAGCGCATCAGCGTCTATAGTTTTAACTTCTTTTGTTTCTTCTGACATGCCTTAGTCCTCTTTCTTCCAAAGTGTCCAAGCTCCGTATCCAATAGCTCCATAAGCTACTAGTGAAGCGAGGGGTTTAAAAATAAGAAAAATCACCCCGGCACCAATAAGAATAGCACCATCCCATGAAGTACGTTCGCCGAGTCTATCAATAACCCAGCCTTTCATTTTGTTAACCATATCCATATTTGTCTCCTTTTATGTTTACGGTATTTTTCGTTACTTACATAGTATAGTTTTTTTAAAAAGTAACACTTACACCACACCCACACGAAAATCCTTCGTTAGGGTTGATAATTTTAAACTGTTCGTTTAGTCCTTCTCTGACCCAGTCGAGTCGCGAGCCTTTAAGGAATTGCATAGAATCTTTGTCGACTACTATTCCGAATTTTCCGTAGTCTATCAGAATATCATTTTCGCTAATATTATCGGCAAGCTCAATGACATACTTATAACCAGCACAACCCCCGCCAGTAACACCAAGTCTGATATCATTTTTGCCCGCTCTTGCCGTTCTTTCAATCGCTTTAGATATTGCTGCATCAGTTAGCTCTATCATTTTCGAGCTGCTCCACTCTTTTTTCTAGTTTGTGAATAAGTTCTAGTAGCTCAGTAGTTCCACCTGGAGCAACCGGAGGGTGAGACCACTCTTCTAGTTTTTCTATTCTTTTTTCGAGATAACGTGCTTCTTCGGTGTTCATGATTACCTCATGTAGTAAGCGTTATATGTTTCTACATATTATTTATAAATACGATCGTATTAAACTACATCACAATGAAGGAGTGAGTGAATGGCAAATAACCTAAAAGACTTAACTAAACAACATCATGATAATGCAGAACGCACAGAGTTCGCAGATCTATTAATGAGCGGCGACATCCCACCAAAGCTTTATCAAGAGTTTCTCCATGCTCAATTACAAAACTATATGGCTCTTGAATCAGCTGTTAATATCCCAATTGAATTAGAACCTATTTTTAGATCTTCGCAGATGGAAGAAGATTTGCAAGAGTTAGAAACTCTGTTCAATCTTCCTGAAGTAGAAGATAATCTTCAGTCTACTATCGAGTACAGTCATCACATCCAAACACTCGTTGAAGAAGAAGATAACGATGCTCTTCTTGCACACCTCTATGTTCGTCACTTCGGTGACGCTCACGGTGGCCAGATGATTAAGAAGCATATTCCGGGTAGTGGTACGATGTACGAGTTTGAAAATCGCAAAGCTTTAATAGACGGAGTTCGCGAACTACTACATGACGGAATGGCTGATGAAGCTAAGATCTGTTTTGAATATGCAGAAAGACTATTTCATGAGTTGATCGAGAGACTTAATAATAACCCAGAAGATTATCAAAGCGCAGAAACACTTCTAGCTGAAGCTCAAACGTATGACGATTTTTTTGATGAAGAAGAAATGTAATGGAGTACTTGGTACATTCTGAACTATTTGAAAGACTAAGAAAGCTCGAGAAAGAAATACGACATGTTTTCGAAACTCACATGGTTGAGTATGAGAACGACAAACATGTAAAGGATCTTCCGGGCTGGTATGATTTTTTCTATAGTTCAGAATCGATTCGTAAGTGCCACATTAAAACAATTGAACCAGGATTCGGTAAAAATAAAAATCTCTGGTTGATGCACATCAATATCTTTCCTCAGTTTGACCGAGATCTTCCGATCTTCGGTCTAGACATTGTAGCTAATCCTAATAAGATCAGTGGATGTTTCTGTGACTACTCGCCTACTACTGAAACCAAACCGCATCCTTACTTAGATAAGTTTGAGTTTCTAGTAAAAGATCTTTCTTGGACTCGAGCTCGTGAAATGCCAGACTGGGCTCAAGAGATTTTCTCTGAGAACATCGTCGGTGCAGGTAGTATTCGAGAAGGCGAAGAAACTGATCAACTCTGCGAGATGGCACTTCATCTTATACAGTTCTACTTAGCTGAGTGCGACAACACTAACTATAAGAAAGAAGGCCTCAACACTAAAGAAGCACAGAACAAGTATTGCAGAAACCAGAAGATGAACAAGATGCTGCACGGTTCTATTTTAGCTATGGGTATCGAAGAAGATCGCAAAGATCAATACGTCGAGAACGTTCTATTCGAAGAAATTGTTTAAGTTTTGTTTAACTTATTCTTAAACGGAATATAATAGTTTCCAAAAAATATTGCAATTTGTCAAGGTTCTTGCAAAGTAGACGTATATATATTACCGTAAAAAGACTGAGTGTTACCTTTTTACACACTTCCACCCCCAACAATATATTAGGAGTTTTTCAAATGAAAAAACTTATTGCATCCCTTTGTGCAATTCTTGCGGTTCCTGCTTTTGCTGATGTTGAATTTATCGCAAAACTCCAAGAGAACGGTGAGTACTGCGCTCGTGTTGAATTGACTGGTCCTGGCGCAATGGTGTTCCACAAAACAAAGTGCCGCACTCTCGAAGAGTGGAAAGAAGCTGGTTACCAAATCAAAACTCTAAACGGCATGGAGGTTGAGATTTAAGACCAATGTCCCAGCGTGTTGAAAACATCGTAACATACTTCGTCTTCGCTTTCATTGTATTCATGTCATTTTTCGGAATGGCTTATCCTCTTATGAATCCATCTGCGTACTCAGAAATTATTCTCCACGGCAATGCTATCCCAATGGTTCAACATCATGTTGAAATCTGTAATGTCGTAGATCCTTCCGCACTCTCAAGCGAAACAGCTTGCACAAAAAATGAAACTTTTTACGTATAAATAGTTGACATAATACAATAAGCGTGGTATAATATTCGGTCTGATGGATAAACCGTCGGACCGAATTCTTATCTAAACTGTGAAAAAAAACAGTTGACATTTCCATCAATCTAGGATATAATAGATACTCATGAAAAATACCGGAGAAGAAACAGAAATGTCAGTTGTAGCAATGACACCCGACAAAATCCATCATGAAATCTCTAAGCACATTTCCAGAGGCGTGCCGTATATCGACGCGCTAGTTGACTTTGCCGAAAAGAACAATGTTGAAATTGAAACGATAGCTCAGATCGTTAAGAAGTCCTCGATACTTCGAGAGAAAGTAAAATCTGAAGCTATCAAATTGAAGATGGTAAGAAAAGATGAGACAGATCTCACAGACCTATGTGAATGATCGATCATTTGAAGCCTACGTAAAATACCTCGCCCTCAAAAAGCATTTTACTTCTGATTCCTACGACTACTTCAAGTACAACGGAAAGATCAGAGCTTCATTTGACACATTCAATGGAAGAAACGACGCATACTTTTTCGCTAAGCTAGCGAAACGCGATGATTATGAAAACCTAATCCTCGCGAACATGATCGTCAAACCAGAAATCTGGGTTCGCGAAATTCTCGATGAAGAAGCCGAAGCCAGATACACCGAATGGAAGCGAAAGCAAGACTCTCTGAGTTATGTTTTCAAATCCGAGTTGTATCACTTATATAGTGACTATCAACTCAACTTTGTATCACGTGATGGACAACATCCTTATATTATGACACTGTACAGTCAGAAGAAAATCTCGCTAGAGACTTTCACTATTCTTGCTCATACCGCAAAAATATTTTCATACTGGAGTGAAAAAATAGTTGACAAAATCGTGTCGCGTGATATAATAAGACTTGCTAAGAAGTATAAGCCCTTCCTAGTGTATGATGAAAAAAAGTTCAAGGATATTATCCGTGGCCACTTTTTCTAATATAAATATATCGTCGGTCACAACCGACGTATATTTCGCTAAACTAAATAAAATGCTATATAACGCTATATAAAGGAGAAAACTATTATGGCACCTACCGATTTCGCTTCTCTCAAGAAGAATCGTAACAAATCTCTCGAAAAGCTGAACGCTCAACTCGAGAAAATCTCAACCAAATCCTATTCAGATCCTAACGAAGGCAAGTTTTGGAAACCTACTCGTGACAAAGCTGGTAACGGCTTCGCAGTCATTCGTTTCCTACCTGCAGCTCCAGGCGAGGAAATGCCTTTTGTTCGTGTATGGGATCACGGATTCCAAGGTCCTACCGGCCTTTGGTACATTGAAAACTCGCTTACCACTCTCGGTCAAGACGATCCAGTTTCTGAGTTTAACTCTAAGCTCTGGAACTCAGGTGTCGAGTCTGACAAAGACCAAGCTCGTAAGCAAAAGCGCAGGCTGAAGTACGTTTCAAACATCTACGTACTAAAGGATCCTGCAAACCCAGAAAACGAAGGTAAAGTATTCCTATACGCTTTCGGTAAGAAAATCTTTGATAAGTTGAACGATCTTATGAACCCAACTTTTGAAGATGAGGAACCAGTAAATCCGTTTGATCTTTGGGAAGGTGCAAACTTCCGCCTAAAGATTCGACAGTTCGAAGGTTATCCTAACTACGACAAGTCTGAGTTTGATGCTCCAGAGCCTCTATTTGATGATGACGATAAGATGGAACAAGTTTGGAAGACTCAGCATTCTCTACAAGAACTTCTTGATCCTAAGAACTTCAAGTCCTATGCAGAACTTAAGACCAAGCTCTATCGAGTACTTGATCTTGCTGCGGACACTGTAGAGCAAGCAGCTCCTTCATCTTATGAAACTGACGAGGACGACGATTTGGATCTAAGCAATCTTAAATCCGCTCCTGCTCCTGAAGCAGCAGTTGCACAAACGAGTGCAGTTGCTGACGATGACGATGACGACGATCTTTCAATCTTTAAAGAACTCGCACGTAGCTAAAGCGTTAGGGGAGGGGCAACCCTCCCCACTTTTACAGGAGAAAGTCTATGTCGGATAAACCCGAAACAATTCTCGATTTTGATTTCGGCTTTACAGCCGTATCGGAAGACGAACTCGAAGTTGTCCGAGCTGCTAAAGAAGAAAAGGCTAACCTCACTTCAGCGCTCGCGTCCACGACTTCAAAAGCACAACTACTTTATGATGCAATAATGCCGCTATTGAATAACCTCAAGGCAAATCCAGAAAAAGATTATATCTACTGGCCTGACCGTTATGATAAACTCGATGCATTCGCAGATAAGCTTCATGACATTTTAACTGGAGATTAATATGAGTTTACTTGACAAAATGTTGAAAGCCGGTTCAGTCAAGGGATCGACTGTACTGGCCAAATCCTCGTTCTTTAAGGACAAAGATCCCATTCAAACAGATCTTCCTATTGTGAATATCGCTTTCTGCGGTTCTCTAAAGGGTGGTCTACTTCCTGGTCTAACTGTGTTAGCCGGTGCTTCGAAAAGCTTTAAGACTCTACTTGGTTTGTATTGTATGAAAGCTTATCTCGACAAGTACGAAGATGGTGTTGCTATTCTATATGATTCTGAGTATGGTGTAACACCTGAGTATCTTGAAAGCTACGACATCGATACTAATCGAGTTATTCACGTTCCTATTGAGGATGTTGAACAACTTAAGTTTGACGCTACTAAGCGATTGAACGAGATCGAAAAGGGTGATCGTGTATTCATCATGATTGACTCAATCGGTAACCTCGCTTCTCGTAAAGAAGTTGAAGACGCTGAAAACGAAAAGTCAGTTGCTGACATGTCTCGTGCTAAGCAGCTGAAGTCTTTGTTCCGTATCGTTACACCTAAGCTCACAGCAAAAGAAATTCCTCTGGTCGCTATCAACCATACTTACATGGAGATAGGTCTATTTCCTAAGGCTGTTGTTTCTGGTGGTACGGGCATCTACTACTCAGCTAACCAGATCTTTATCATTACTAAGTCTCAAGAAAAAGATGGTAGTGATCTAGCCGGTTGGAAGTTTACCATCAATATCGAAAAGTCTCGTTACGTCAAAGAAAAATCCAAGCTACCATTCACTGTACTATATGATAGTGGTATTCAAAAGTGGTCAGCGCTATTTGATCTAGCTCTTGAGTCTGGCCATTTGACAAAAGCCAACCAAGGGTGGTATAATATGGTCAACATGGATACTGGTGAAATCATTGAACCGAAGCGCAGACAAAAAGATATTGAGAATGATGATGAATTCTTTGAAGGTCTAGTTGCTGATCAAAAATTCAATGACTTTATTGAGCGTAAATTTAAACTAACTACTAAGGAAGTACAATATGATAGAGAAGACGATCTTATCGAATCTGATTCTGAATGAAGAGTATAGCCGCAAGGTCTATCCTTATCTGAAAGAAGACTATTTCGATGACACTGTTCTTCGTAAAATCTTTGCAACCTGTTCTGAATATGTAGAAAAGTATAAAGAGCCTCCCTCAAAAGAGGCTCTTAAACTTGCTATCGATAAGCGTAAAGATCTCAACGAAGATCAATATAATGAAGTTCATCAGGTTATTGGTTCGCTGCAACTAGACAAAGATACGAACATGACATTCCTACTTGATGAAACAGAAAAGTTTTGTCAAGATAAAGACCTCTATAACGCTATTCGTAAATCTATTCTCATTCTCGATGGTCAAGACAAAGAATTCGACAAGGGCTCTATTCCTAAGATTCTTTCTGACTCTCTAGGAATTAGCTTTGATAGTAGTGTCGGTCACGACTTCCTAAACGACTTCGATGATCGATATGAACACTATCATAAGAAAGAAGAACGCATTCCGTTCGACATTGACATCCTAAATAAGATTACAAAGGGTGGTCTACCTCGTAAGTCTATGACCGTGTTGCTCGCAACTACGGGCGGTGGTAAATCATTATTGAAATGCCACATGGCTGCGAATCACTTGATGTACGGTAAGAACGTTTTGTATATCACTATGGAAATGGCTGAAGAAGAAATCGGCCGTCGTATTGATGCCAACATCATGGATATTACAATTGACGAAGTAAAAGAAATTCCTCGTGATGTATTTGAAAAGCGAATGAATCGCTATAAGACGAAAACAACGGGTAAGCTCGTCATTAAAGAGTATCCTACTGGGTCGGTACACTCAGGTCACTTCCGACACTTACTCAATGAACTTCGTCTCAAGAAAAACTTTCAGCCTGATGTTATCTTCGTTGACTACCTTAACATATGCGCTTCTGCTCGTGTTCGAGGATCAGCAGCAGCGAATTCATACACACTGGTAAAATCTATTGCGGAGGAAGTACGTGGACTGGCTATGGAGTTTAATTGTGCAGTTGTTACTAGCTCTCAGTTTAATCGTGACGGTTACGGTAATTCTGATGTTGATCTTACAAATACCTCCGAATCAATGGGGATCACTCATACTGCAGACTGTATTCTCGGATTGGTAACATCAGAAGCACTCGACGATCTTGGTCAATTGATGATCAAACAACTTAAGAATCGATGGGGCGACCTTGGCTACTATCGTCGGTTCCTCGTCGGTATTGACCGTGCTAAGATGAAGATCTATGAGCTTGAAGAAAGCGCACAACGTAATATCAACGTAGAAGATGGATCGAATGGTGGTGGCTCTGGAAAAAAGTCTTCTAACTATGACGACACGCCATTATTCGATAAAACAGACATCGGCCAGAGGTTAGGATCTCGGCGTAAAGCTCGAAACGTCTTTGGAGATGTCCAACTTACCTAATTATAAATAGAAAAATAAATCTTAACTTTAGTCATTAGGGATCCAATGAAAAAGTTCAAATCAAATTTTTCTGAAAATAGAGTAAGATTCTCTAAACTTGATTTTGACTTCATGACATTCATGGGTGAAGATCTTGCGAATTTAGAATTCAAAGGGAACGAAGAAGCCTTTACGCTCGACCTTCTTTCTGATATCGATAATCAGATCGGTTCTATACAGACAGAAATTGAAATCGATAAGAGACCAGGAAAGTCGACTGGTAAGAAACTTGCTGTCTCTCAGGTAATGCCAGATAAAGATCGTACTAAGTTTGCTGCACTAGCAAACGAGATCATTGACAAGCATCCTGACTTAGAAAGAGGACCTGTTCCTCCTGCAAGAAAAGAAAAAGATTACGCTATTAAATACAAAAACATGGATCGCTATATCTATGTTAACTGTCGTCCCGATGGCAAGCGTTCAGCAGCGGGTGATGATCCCAACGAACTTATGACCGCTGCTCTGTGCTTAAAGTCAACACTTAAAATTCCAGAAAACTCAGACGAAATGGACGCTCTTATTAATGACGTCCGCCTTGGACTTAATAAAGTAAAGGGATATAAGAAAGGCCAAGTCGAAAGCCTATCAGGCGACTATCCTAATCTCTGTCAAGCAGTCTCAGCAGCTAAAGCAGTTCATGATGCTGGATACGGTGACGCTGACATGGTCTATCTTACCGGTCAAGCTTGGGACGACGACGTAAAACAATTTCAAATCACTAAATATGGAATGGCTGACTTCAACTCGTCAGACTTTATTGTAAAGAAAGGCGACAAGTTCTTAGGTGTTTCTCTCAAGAAGAAGCAACGAATCAATCAAGAAGATCCTACACTTATTAACAAGTCATTCTCAACTCTCTTTCAAGACTCTAAGTTTAATCGAATCATGAAGCAGCTTGACGATAAGACTGGTTTGTTCTATCTCAAGGTGTTAGCTCGTGGAAAGCGTGAAGGAAAGCTAAGCAAAGAACTTCTAGCCGACATGGAGAAAACTCGTCCTAACACTCGTAACTGGAAACAGTTTATTCAGCGAGTCGATAACGAAGTCGTCAATAGAGAACTCAAGTCAAGCTCGTCTTTGTTTAAAGATATGGCTAACATCATTCTAAAGAATAAGCAAATGATCGCTGATCAGCTCATGCAACTTATCTTTAAATCAGACTTAAAAGACTTACAGAAAGTAAACTTTGACTTCGCACTAGTAACTGGTATCGGAGATTACGGTCCTCAGAAAGGTGTAGTTATCGAAACAGGTGAGTACAAAGACATCGACACAGTAACGACTAAACTCAATGATCTTGCCTCGAAAGGAGATGTTGACTTAGTGTTTACACCTGGATCGACTCAAGCGTTTCAACCTGGAGCGACTGCAGCGGTTCTCAAGTTCGATTTAGTTCTAGGTGGTGTTCCTCTTTGCAACATCTCTCTTCGCTATAAAGGAAACTTTAGATCTGCTCCTTCATTCTTAGCGACAATGTCTCCAGAATTCAAGGCGATTTACAAATGATAAAATTCAAGAGATTTTTTGAAGAAGGAATTAATGATCCTGCTATTTTCAAAGCAGTATTCCTCGCCGGCGGTCCTGGTTCTGGAAAGTCATTTGTCGTAGGACAAACCGCGCTACAAGCCTTAGGTTTCAAGCTCATCAACTCAGACGATGCTTTTGAAGCAGCTTTATCACGCGCAGGTTTAGAACCAGATCCCGAAACAATCTTTTCACCTCGTGGTCAAGAACTTCGAAGTAAAGCAAAGGCTCTTACTGGCAAGAAAATGGATCGTGCAATCGAAGGTCGCTTGGGTCTAGTTATCGACGGAACCGGCAAAGACTACGACAAGATCAAAAAACAAGTTGACATGGTGCGTGAATTAGGTTATAGTGTAATGATGTTGTTCGTTAATACTGACATTGAAACAGCACTAAGCCGTAATCAAAAGCGCGCTAGAAGTTTGCCTGATGATACTGTTAAGAAAATGTGGAACGACGTTCAGAAGAATATTGGTAGGTTCCAAAACTTATTTAGAGATCGCTTGATTGTAGTTGACAATTCAGACGGTTCGGATTCTCAAAAGATTCTAACATCGGTTTATAAGCGAGTAGCTGCTTGGTCTAAAACACCTCCTGAGAATTACATCGCTAAGAATTGGTTAAGCCAACAGAAAAAGGCTCGCGGTATTAAAGAAGACAAGAGATCTGTTAAGCATCATCTTGGTATCGGTGTAAGTTTCAAGCACCAGTCAAAAGACGCTCTTAAACATTTCGACAGAGACAACGACGGTGATGTAGACGCTTATGATTTTAGTGGTAAGATTCCTGATGAAATTACTGCGACTGAACCAAAAGATTTAACTAAGCGTATGCTCAAAAAGTATAGTGGAGAACTTAAGCATACGCATAAAGGTGTTGCATTTGAAGATGCAGAACTGAACGCAAGACAGGCAGACGAAAAACAAAGACTATTAGCTAAACAAAAACGAGAAAAAGAAATGATGCAGCGCCGTCATGATACTCAAGACATGGCCGCACAACGACAACGAGAGCGAGAAAGACAACGATGAAAAGCTTTAAGACTTATATAACAGAAGCTGCCGGTAAGAATCTTCATATGACCCACCTCGAAGATGCCGTTATCGACGGTGGTGTTGTTGGTGCAAGAAATGTTATTAACTATGTTCGAGCTCTACGTGACATGCTCGCGGGTAACGCGTCTGCTCCTGTCAGTATAACAGTAAAATGGGACGGTGCTCCTGCTTTATTTGCAGGTATCGATCCTTCTGACGGCAAGTTCTTTATTGCTAAGAAAGGTGTGTTTAACAAGAACCCAAAAATTTATAAAACAAATGCAGAAATTGATAATGATCTAAGTGGCGATCTAGCAGACAAGTTTAAAGTCGCGCTAAAGGAATTCGCTAAGCTTGGAATCAGTGAAGGAGTGATTCAAGGTGATTTCCTATTTACGAAAGACGATCTTAAAACAGAAACTATTGATGGAGAATCGTATATTACTTTCCATCCTAATACCATTGTTTACGCGGTACCAACGAACAGCGACCTTGGTAAACAAATTGCAGGATCCGAAATCGGTGTGGTTTGGCATACAACGTACAGAGGATCAGACTTTGAGTCAATGTCAGCAAGTTTTGGAGAGAAGATTACAAGCAAGCTCAAGAAAACCAAAACAGTCTGGGCAGTAGATGCGGTATTCGAAGACAAGTCAGGTAACGCGACATTTACGAAACAAGAGACAGAAGCAGTAACACGTCTTCTTTCTACAGCGGGAAGCCTTTTCCGTACAATTAAAGCAAGCGTTCTAAACGAGTTTAAAACAAACACCGAGCTCAACGCTCGTACAAACACTTACATCAATTCAAAAGTTCGTGACGGACAGCGAGTAGGAGAACCAAAAGCTTTCGTTATCGGATTACAGAGATACATCGAAGAGTACTATCAGAAAGAAGCAAGCAAAGTTAAGTCTCAGGCGAGTAAAGACGCCAAGATCGCTAAGGGTGCAGAGATTCTTAAGTTCTTCGACAGACGAAATATTCGCGAGATCGAGAAAGTATTCACACTCTATAACTTATTAGTTGACGCTAAGCACATGGTAATCGAGAAGCTTAACCACGTCGACGGACTCAAAACATTCTTAAAAACAAAGAGTGGATTTGAAGTTACGGGTCAAGAAGGTTTCGTAGCTATCGATCACTTAGGTAAGAATAGCTTGAAACTCGTCGACAGGCTAGCTTTTAGTAGAGCAAACTTCTCGACTGATTACATTAAGGGTTGGCAGAAATAATGGCTTGGGTTACAGTACCAGGATCTAACGGAATCTGGGAATACGACAACGCAGCTAATACTTCATTAAGCGATGTGTATCCTGATGCAAACGGAACAGTAACAGGTGGTGTAAGAGAATTTACTCCTACCGGTGGTAATGCGCAGTACACTTACATTAGATGCAGAAAAGCAGGTGAAACTATTGTTCGCGGAGAACTTAATAAAAACTATTATGATAATCTAATACCGTAGAGAATAAAAAATGGCACAATATAATAAACAGAACAATTCATTCCTACCAAATTGTACTTCACTATATGAAGTGGTAATGCTCGCAGACCAGGAAGGTAACATCAGTACTGGTGGTGGTAACTTCTCAGGATCAGCAGTCGACGCATTCGGTCGAGCTCGTATGGCTCAGCCACTTACTCTTTTTGACGCACACAACGTCGGTAACTTATCAACAGAATTCTATAATACTTTAACTGGTGGCGGAGCCGCGGTTAATCACAATTCAAACGATAGCTCAGCTGAAATGGCTATTGTCGGAGCTTCTGAGAGTGTAGTTCGTAGATCAAAACGTAGAATGGCTTATCAGCCCGGTAAAAGCTTGTTGATGATGGCTACATTTACTATGGCAGCACCAGAAGCCGGCCTTACTCAACGAGTTGGTTATTATGATGATGAAGATGGAATCTTTTTAGAGGAAGTCAATGGAACTTATAATATTGTTCTTCGTTCAAGCTCTTCGGGTTCTATGGTAGAAAACCGCATTCCTCAATCAGCTTGGAATGGAGATAAGCTTAATGGTATTGATGAAGATAGTACATCAGGGCACGTATTAGACTTGACTAAATCTCAAATCTTTTGGTCTGACTTTGAGTGGCTGGGTGTAGGTTCTGTCCGTTGCGGATTCGTAATTAATGGCGCGCTTATTATCGCACATACATTCCACCACGCAAACAGTATTACTGGCACATATATGAATTCTGCTCAGTTGCAAATAACATATGAAATTTCTTCATCTGGTTCGTACGTAGGCGCAGGCGCGACAATGAAACAAATTTGTTGCTCTGTGGTTTCTGAAGGTGGTTACGAAGCGATAGGACAAGAAATAGTTGCAGCCACTCCATTCGCTGGTAATACCACGAATATCGCTAACGTATTTATGAATTTAATCACAGTAAAACTAAACGATCTCAAATCAATCGTAGTAATTACTGGTTTAGATGTTTTGAACATCGCTAACGCAGATTTCGAATGGGGACTATTCAAGAACGCTACGATTGCTGGCATGACATTCGGTAGTTCAGTCGGTAGTGTTTCATATGATACAATTGACGCCGACCTTTCATCTCTAGGAACTCGCGTTGCTGGTGGTTATCTTGGTGGTAAAACTGCTCCCGCTACATTCGGTTCTTCGAACTGGGATTATCAAATTGGTCAATTAGATGCTTCAACATCTGACACATACACACTTGCAGTAAGAACAGGATCAACATCTAAAGCTGCAGCCGGCATGCTTAAGTGGATTGAATATTAACAGTTGACACCTGATTGTATATGGTATATAATACTACATTATGTTCGAACGGGATTTTAAAACATACATTCAAGGCAAGCGAGTAGCTTTAGTAGGCAACGCAGCTTCTCTGTTCGGTACACAATATGGTAGTGAGATTGATGATCATGAAGTCGTAATTCGTATCAACACCCCCGCAATCTTCTTTCAAGACCTAACGCCTAGACACTCACACGGTACTCGTATTCATGTCTGGGCTTTTTGGGATTATTTGCGCTATACAACAAGTGATCATAGAAATAAACCTGACAGACTCTTAGAAGCACTTTGGAATTCGGATAGATATAATATCTTAGATTTAAACATGACTAATAAGAAAAATGAAGGTTTTAAGTGGAATGAAAATGAGTTCTTTTTTGAAGTAAAACAAAACATGTTAAGAGAAACAGGTAATCCTTCTGCAGGATTATGCGTTATGTACTTATTAAATGAATGTAATCCACAAGTAGTAAACGTGTACGGGTTTGATTTTAAACGAACACCTACATTTAGCAATCCTACATATGATGTAGATGAAAATAGATTTGATAGTTTCTTTAGACACGATTATCAATTTGAAGAACAATACGCAAAACAAAAATTTTTTACGCAAGAGCGTTTTAATTTAAAAGGAGAATAGATTATGGGACGTATTCGTGATAGAGGTCATGATGGTGGTAATATTTGGAGGTGGCACACAATTGAAAAATACGTACGAAAAAATGGCTGGACAAAGGGAGCAGAACTTGGAGTCTGGCTGGGTGAAACATTTAAACACCTTGTCAAGACTTGTCATAATTTGCATCTTATCGGGGTTGATCTTTACGCACCTCAACCAGAAAACAACGGACCAGAAAAATGGACTGCTGGTGAAAATGGTCACGCATGGAATCACGAAGCTTACTATCAAGACCTTGTAAGATTCTGTCAAGCCTATCCTGGTCGCGCTGAAATTATTAAAGACTATACGACTGAAGCAGCTAAAGAAGTTGCAGACGAAAGCTTAGACTTTGTATTCATCGACGCTGATCACGGTTATGAAGGATGTCTACGAGATATTCAAGCTTGGACTCCTAAAGTTCGCAAAGGCGGTATGATTATCGGTCACGATATTCACTTCCCTACCGTTGAGCGAGCAGTTACCGAATACTTCGGTCCTAACTCTTGGAAAGTCGAAGATGACTTCCTCTGGTTGGTTGAAAAGCAGTAATGAAAAAATGTCAGTATTGTGGTAAACGTTTTAGAGTCGTACTATTAAGCTCTGGTGTTTTATGGTGTAGTTATGAATGTGCTGATAAGGATTTAAATAATGAGAAAAACGCGTGTAATTAATTTCTATGGTGGTCCCTGTTCTGGTAAAAGTACCGCAGCAGCAGGGTTGTTCTATAAAATGAAAATTCTTGGTTATAGTGTAGAACTTACAGACGAGTTCGCTAAAGAATGTGTATGGGAAGATAATGTTCCGATGCTGAAAGATCAGCTTTGGATTCTCGCTCATCAACATCGAAAAATCTTACGACTCGCTGGCAAAGTCGATTATATTATTACTGACTCTCCGGTTTTATTAAGTCCTATTTACCGAGAAGTTTATGATGGTCCACTTTATAGCGATCTAATCGACAGGCTAGCTCTTGAATGCTATAATATGTACGACAACATTAACTTCATGCTCAGCCGGCCTCGAGTTGATTTTGAAGTAGACGGCCGAGCTCAAGACGAAGTACAGAGTGTTCGAATCGACCTTGAAATCGTCGACCAATTCAAACGATTAAATATACCTTATACACAAATTGAAGGCGCAGATCATGCGTCAATTGCTTATGAAAAACTGGTGAACATATATGCACATTGAAATTGATAGAATCTATCAGAGAGAACTTAAAAGACAACGAACAACCATTGAGCTTATTGCGAGCGAGAACTTTGCTTCTGACTCAGTAATGAAACTATGTGGTTCTGAATTTACGAATAAGTACGCTGAAGGTTATCCCGGAAAGCGTTACTATAATGGCTGTGAACACATGGACGAGATTGAGAGTCTCGCCATTCAAAAGCTTAAGGACATATATGGTTGTAAGTTCGCAAACGTTCAACCACACTCAGGCGCTAACGCTAACCTCGCAGTTTTCCAAGCATTCCTCAAGCCCGGTGATCGTATCCTTGGTATGGATCTTGCAGCTGGCGGACACCTTACTCACGGTGCACCTGTAACTCTTTCGGGTAAAGTCTATGACGCACGAAGCTATGGTGTCGATGAGAACGGCTTAATTGATTACGAAGAAGTCAAGCGAATCGCTCTAGAACATCGACCTCATCTGATCATTGCAGGCGCATCTGCATACCCTCGACAGATTGATTGGAAAAAGTTCCGTGAGATCGCTAACCTTACGAGCTCTTACCTAATGGTCGACATGGCTCACTATTCTGGACTCATTGCCGGTGATGTCTATGAGAGTCCAATACCTTATGCCGATGTCGTAACTTCTACTACGCACAAAACACTGCGTGGTCCTCGCGGTGGAATCATTCTTTGGAATAATCCTGACTATACTAAACGAATTAACTCTGCGATCTTTCCTGGAACGCAGGGCGGACCTCTCATGAATATTATCGCTGCTAAAGCCCAAGCGTTTATGGAAGCAGACACTACTGAATTCTTTGAGTACTGCGAGCGAGTGGTTGCGAATGCAAGAGTAATGTGTGAAGTGTTTAACGAATCGAAGACTATAAAAGTTCAAACGGGCGGAACAGATTCTCACATTATTCTACTCGACCTAAGTAATTCAAAGTACAGTGGAAGAGAAGCTGCAGATATTCTTGAGGATAATGGAATTACTGTAAATAAGAATGGTATTCCGAATGATCCTCGATCTTTTGTTGAAACTTCTGGTATTCGTATTGGAACCGCAGCTGAGACGACTCGCGGCCACGACGAAAAATGGTTTAGAGCTCTAGCAAATCGTATTTTAGGTCTATTAGAATGAACGTAAGTATCGAAAAGAAAATGAGCCATATTTGGATCGGGCCAAAGCCTGCTCCTTTAAAGTGGATGTACACGTGGCGTGATAAGCATCCCGACTGGGAGTATAGTATCTTTACTGATACTATGCTTAGGAGTCGTCGTTGGAAGAATCAACACTTAATTGAAACTTATTATAATAATAGGTTATGGCCTGGTGTATCAGATCTTATTCGATACGAACTATTGTATGAAAACGGCGGATTCATAGCAGAAGCTGACATGATATGTTTAGAAAACATTGAAGAACTTTTGCAAAGTCCCGAAGATCACTGCTATACTTGCTTTGAGAATGAGCGAGGCCGCCCTAACTTTGTTCAACCAATCTTTGCATGTAATCCTGAAAATCAGTTTATAAAAACACTGATAGATGATTTACACAAACTAAGACCTATCGATCTTCATCCTCAACCTTTCAGGTCTACTGGAAATGAATTCTTATCTCGTTACGTTCCTTCGTGGCGCGATAAGCTTACCATCTTCCCATCTCACTATTTTATTCCTCAGTTCTATGTAGCCGGCGCTAAGCGATATAGCGGACCGGACAAAGTGTATGCTGATCATAAGTGGGGATCGACCGGAATGCACGCATTCTGTGAACAATATTCAGACGGAGTCTTGTAATGTACTTATCACACAAATATAAATTTCTATTCTTACGTACACCGAAAACTGCAAGTAGTAGCCTTTCGGATTTCTTTATTCGTAACGTCGATGATCCTAACGCAATCTATACCGAAGTAGAAGATTCAAATCTAAAAGGTACACTTGACGAGAGTATCGTATCTCGCTATCGTCCTTATGCTTTTTATCACTTCACGTTAAATCAACTTATTAAAGAAGGTGTGATTACTGAACAACAGGCGCGTGAATACGATGTTTTTGCTTTATTGCGAGATCCTATTGACCGTGCAAAGAGTTTTTATTACTTCTATAAAAAGTTCAGATCCCCTCGCACTTCACCATCTCTCGAAGAATACAAGAACTGGACGAATCGAGGTGTATTTAATAATGATCCGAATTCAGGAATAGTTCAGACTTCTCTTCTTAAAATAGGAAATGAATCAGTAGGTCGATTCTGGTTATATGAGAATTTAGAAGAAGAATTATTTAAATTTATGTATGAGAAAAAAATCATTATCAACTATCCGTTGCCTAAGCATAAAACTGATACTCGTAAAGATAAATCTAATGAGTTTGAATTTGACGACGCTTCGTTGAGAGATATTAAAGAACATTTTCATGAAGACTTTGTAATGTATAATAAGTTAGCGAGAGGTGAATGAAAGCTTACATTCTTAAGATCAATACACCAATATCTGAAGAATACGCTAAAATATGCGCAGATTCCTGCGATAGTGTAGGACTAAAATGGGAGTATTTTCAAGGATATCAGAACATGACAGGCCGTGCTGCTTGGTGTTTGACTGGCATTCGAATGAATTTTTATGAACCTATTCAATATTTGCCACAACCAGGACCTGCTCAAAAAGCAAACGCATGTAGTGCTGGACATGGTGCAATATGGAAACGGATTGCTGAAGGCCCCGATGATGTAGGTGTAGTTTTAGAGCATGACGCTATCATGCTTCAACCTATCACTGTCGATATTCCTGAAAATTGTATAGTCGTTTTAGGATATAAAGTTCTTGATCCTGAGAATTATGACCATGAAAGTGCAGGCAAGCCTCGCGAATTGATAGATATAAATGGTCATGAAGGTGCGCACGCTTATGCTATGACTAAGAATACCGCTAAATTTCTAGTACAAGAGATAGAAGAGAAAGGTATTCTTGGCGCAGTAGACAATGCATACTTTATTAGAGGACAACGTAGGACAGCAGTACCTTTAAAGATTGCAAGTCCTACTCCAGCGCTAGGTTGGATACGAGAAAGTACTATCTGGCGCGCCAGTGCGAACAGAAATTACGATTTTATACCTTCGTTTGCGCAAAATTATAAATAACAAAGAGTGTACTACAAATTTTTAATCAAACTAATTAGTTAAAAGGGCTGTTTAGCAATATGAGCCAATTATTAGATCTAATCGGCGAAACCCGAAAAGAAAAGGTCGCGACCAAAAAAGCTTTTGGCAAAAATAAAGACGGATCGAAATACGTCGATACTAAGCCAGAATTAGTAGAAGCTCCAGTCAGCAATACTGCTGTAATAGCTTTCGGTCGAATGAATCCTATAACTATCGGACACGAAAAATTAGTTAATGCTGTTATTTCGACCGCGCTTAAAGAAGGCGCTGTTCCTCTAATTTACCTATCTCATTCTACAGATCCTAAAAAGAATCCTCTAACATACGATCAAAAAATTGCCTTTGCTAAGAAAGCCTTTGGTACTAAACTCATAGTGAAATCAAAAGCTAGAACTATTATTGAAGTAGCAAAAGAGCTTCAAAACAAGTTTAAGAAATTAATAATTGTAGCTGGATCAGACAGAGTTACAGAATTCGATACATTGCTGAATAAGTATAATGGTAAAGAGTACACCTATGATTCTATTAAAGTAGTTTCTGCAGGTGACCGAGATCCTGATGCTGATGATGTTTCAGGAATGTCAGCATCTAAAATGCGTGCAGCTGCAGCTGATAACGACTTTGATATGTTTAAAGGCGGTCTACCTCGTAAATTACAACCTCAGGCAAAATCTGTTTATAACACAGTTAGAGCCGGTATGGGAATTAAAGAAGCGATAGAAGAAGTTGAGTTAGAAGAAGCTCTGACTCGACAACAAAGGCTTCAACGTAAGATGCTTATGCGCAGACTCAGATCTAAGATTATGATGGGCAGACGCAGAGCGATGAGACGTAAAGCTACAGTTGATGTTCTTAAGAAAAGAGCAAAGAGACTCGTAATCCGAGCACTAAAGAAACGCTTCGCTAAAACAAACAACTATGCAGATCTTCCATATAGTGCAAGACAGCGCATCGATGATCGTATTGCTCGTATTCCCAAGAAAAGACTCGACATATTAGCCAGAAGATTCTTGCCAAGAGTTAAGAAGGCAGAAAGAGATCGATTTGCTAACAAAGTAATTCAAGATAAACCAAAGAATCCTACTGTTAGACAAAATCCTATTAAGACTATTAAGACAGAAGAGTTCAATATTCGCTTTGAAGCTTTCCTGAAGGAGAGAATGCAAACTTCTTTTTTGTCTGAGACATTCGAAGACAAAGTTAGACGCGCAGTTTCGACAGCACATGAGCTCGGTCGGAATATGAACTACGCCATTAAAGAGATCGAGAAAATCAAGAAAGGTTTGTCTCGACATTCTTTAGTTAAAGAAGCATTAGAGCGCGCTAATGAAAATTTTAATGAAGAAGCTTATCAACAATATACATTAGAACGTCGCATGAGTCCTCAAGATCCTCACGTCAAAAAAATGCCGGGATCACAACCAAAGAATTACTACAAAGATGTAGCCGTTGACAAGAAAGACGATAGAGCGCGCCACTTTGCTAAAAATGCAAAGAAGAGCGATGAAGATCCTTCTGCATATGAGCCTGCTCCCGGCGATGCAGAAGCGAAAACTAAACCTTCCAAACATACGAATAAATTCAAAAAGATTTTTGGCGAAACAAATTACGAAAAAGCAATGATGAAAAGACCACACATGCTTCTAGCACGCAATGGTTCTGTCGTTATTGACAAGCGTTTTAAGATGTTTAAAAAGGCAAAAGATACTGATCTGATGTTAGCTCAATTGTCTATTGCTAATATGAAAGAAGACCTTGAGCAAATTATGGAATCTACAGATTTTATTTTCGAAAGCAATCCTGATAAATCTCTTAGAGATAAAGCAGAAAAAACAGGAATAGCTTATGGTATTCTGAAAAAAGTTTTTGACCGTGGTGTAGCAGCATGGCGCACAGGCCATAGGCCAGGAACAACTCCTACACAGTGGGGATTAGCGAGAGTTAATAGTTTCGCCACTGGTGGAAAAACACAGAAAACAACAGATAAAGATCTATGGGATCAACACAAGGGAAATAAAAGTGATTAAGTTCAAAGAGCTAGTTAAAGAAGCAGGTGGAGCCGGAGATTGGGGAACCGACAAAGCTCGTAAAAGACTTCAACAAGATACTCCCGGCCAAAGCATTACAGATATCGGCGCTAAGAACAAAGAGCGTAAAGAGTCTGTTGAGCTTGATGAAGGAAAAGTTATTAAGATTGTTGCCGACCACCCAGGTCCAAAATATAAAGCAGGCCAAGTGATTAAAACCTTTCCTGAAACAACCAAAGGCTTAACACAAGCCATGGCATTTCAAGCGACTCTTAAAACCAAACATGGTGTGCATGCTACTATGGTACGCGAATCTGTTGAACTAGAAGAAAAATTAAAAGTCTCTGACGGGCTTGGAGCCTGGATTGATGATTTTCAAAAATCAGATGCCCCTCAATTTAAAAACGCTGATGAAAAGAAAAGACGTGATATGGCCATCGCAGCTTTTGTAGCAGCAGGTGGTAAGCTTGACGAAGGAACACTTGCAGCAAGAGACGAAAGCATCATCGATTCAATACTTTCTGCGTTAAAACAAAAATTAATTAAAGATCTTCAAACTGGTAATATGAAAGACGCGCAAGAAGTTGCAAAGCTTGTCAAAATGACCATTGAAAAAGATTATAAACACAAAGGATTTTCGAGGCTAAAAAGATGAAAAACTTTAAAAATTTTATAAACGAAGCTGACGACAACGTCGACATGATCGACATGCCGAAGGTAAAACAACTCATGCGTCTTGGCTTGGCTGACACTAAGCAAGCTGCGCTAGTACAAAGGGTAGTTCAGAAGCTTGAATCCGGTGAAGAGCTTAACGTTAAAGAAAGAAAAATTGCTCAAGACTTAGCTAAGAAGCTTCTTGATATGGTTGTTGGCAACAAAGCTATTTTCAGTCTAGCTCGTCAAGGTCTTCAAAAGGAAGAGCTCGAAGAAAATGCTAGAAGAGATGCTATGGCTGCAATCCGTCGTGATCCTTATTTCAAAGACAAAGACGACGACGATGTTAAAGCATCAGACGCAGATCAAAAAGCAGCTTCTAAAAATCCAATCATGCAGCTTAGAAGAATTGCTGACATCGAAGGCGGTGAGATGGAATTCGCTAATAAGAAAAAAGCGAAGGTCTCGAAAGCTGATGCAGATAAATTGTTAAGAGCTTTCGACACAATTCGTAAGTCTTTAGACAAAGAAAAATTCCAAACGATCATCGGCCGTAGTCCACAAGATCTAAAGAAAATGGTCGGCTTACTAAGATGAAATCCTTTAAGCAATTTGTAGTCGAAGGCGCTGTAGCTGTTTCTACTGTCGAAAAAGAAATCAGATCGAATGGTGGTTCTCAGGTCAAGAAAACAGACACCTCAATAGAATTCGTTTATAGAGGTGGAAAGCGCAAAGTTCCAGTAGATAGAGGGTTTGTACAAGACAACCACTACATGAACCTACAAAAAATGTTTGAAGAAGTAGAAATTGACGAAGGTTCTGAATCTTGGGAAGCAGGATACGAGCGCAGAGTCGTGAAGACGACCAAACCAGAACATAAAGAAAAAGGTTATAACTGGCGCATCAAAGGTAAAGATCGCCCAGAGATAAGCATCAAATTGTATAAAGAAAAACCATCATTTGATGAGTTTAAAAAACAAATGAAGCGTGTAGCTGGACACGAATTCGGAGGATAAAAATGTTAAGTTTTAAGAAGTTTATTAGCGAAAATCAATGGGGTGTTGACAACAAATACATGAAACACTCTGTAGAAAAGCTAAGATCAATGAAAGATAAGCTTGAAACTACGATCGGTAACTTAAAAAGACAACACAGCACAAAGACAAGCTTGGGTGGTAAAAATCCCAGAGCCGAAGAGATCAAAGAGTTAGAAAACAATCTTCGTATGCTTCGTAGTGCTATGCAAGCAAAAATGAGAAAAGAAGAAGTCGAACTTGACGAAGCTGCAAAAATGTCTGCAAAGTCCAAGGAATGGTACGACAAGGGCTATCAAATGGGTCTAAAACCTAGCACCTATAAGAGCCCACCTTTCGGCATCGGTGGAGCAGCAATGGACGCATTCCGTAAAGGCAGAAAAGCCGGTGAAGCAGCAGCCAAAAACGAAGAAGTCGAACTTGATGAAGGTAAGTTAGATAAGTCTTCACCAATCTACAAGGAATACGAAGCACTTAAGAAAAAGCCTGTTGCTGATCTTCGCAACATCATCGGTCGCAGCCATCGTGTTGCTGACCTGAAGGGTTATGATAAATCAGGTGCAATTCGTCAGATCCTTGATGACAAGTATGGTGAAAAGAAGGTTGATGCTTTCTTCGGTTTTAGTGAAGAAGTCGAGCTCGCTGAATCTCATTTCAAAGTAGGCGACAAGGTCAAGTGCATTCACAGTGGAAAAGAAGGTGTTGTTACTAAAGTCGATCCTTCTGAAAAAGGTAAGTACTATACAGTCAAGCGCAATGACGGTGAAGTTATGCAGTACGCTCCTGATGACTTAGCAAAAGCAGACTAATTAAAGTGAAAAAATTCAAAACATTTTACGACAGCGAGCGATTCGGTATCTATGAGGGAGTAACTGTTCCTCTAGAGCAACCGATGATTGAGTTCCAAGAAGAAAAGGATCCAGAGCTCAACTCACCGAAGCGTAGCTCGGGTGACAAGAAGTACGTCGTATATGTTCGTAATCCTAAAACAGGTAACATCAAGAAGATCGAGTTCGGTGATGAAAAGGGCGGACTCACTTCTAAGATCAATGATAGAGAAGCTGCTAGAAGCTTCGCTGCACGACACCAGTGCGATATGAAAAATGATAAAATGACACCCGGCTACTGGGCATGCCGCTTACCAAAATATGCTAAGCAGTTAGGTCTATCAGGCGGTGGTTCGTATTTTTGGTAAGGAGTATCAATATGAAGAAAGCAATATTAGGTTTAATGTTAGTAACAGTCTTAGCTGGTTGCTCATCTATCGGAAAATTTATCCCCAGCAAGTTCGATAACGTTGAGTATGGTAAGCTAGTTGAGCTTAATGTTTTAACTACATCTCATAGTGGAGCTGAAGACTGGTGTAACAGAGCAATCATAAATCAACTAAACTACAGAGCTGAGTATTTACATACGTATAGCACATACAGATTGAACGCAAACATCGCTAATATCTACAAAGGTATACACGATCTTACAAAAGAGTTAAGAGCAAAAGAAAACCCAAGCGATGCATATTGCAAAATCAAGAGACAAAGCATTCAAAAAATAACAACTGAAGCCCTTTCGGTTTTTGGGAGTAGAAAATCATGAGTATAGAATCCTGGCAAGAAGAAGCAGAACAACAAGTAAGAGAACTTAAGACTCTTCTAGATGAAGGTCATATTAGCCAAGGCGAATTTGAAGAGCTTGTTCAAGATATCGTTGATATGAATAAAATTAACGAAGATCTAGATCTTGAAGATAATAAGATCAAAGCTCAAAAGGCTGTTGACGCATTAATGGTGATTGCGGGCCTTGTCTAATGAGCAGCAGTAAGATAATACTGCTCGCCGACATTTTAGAACAAAAAGTACGAAAAGAAAAAGAATTAGAGTACTATCAAGAGCAACTTGAAAAGCTCCAAAAGAAAATGTGGTTTATAAGAAAAGAAATTGATGTAACAAATCTTTGCATTGAAATCATACAAAATGAAAAAGCAGATATTATATCTGGAAGGCTACTAGAGACTGATGGCGACAACAACTTATCGTGATCCTTTTAGAGATGAGTCAAACATTAGAACATTCGATGTACAAGAAGATGATTCTAACTATGTTTGGCACATGGATCACGTTGATAGAAGAATTAAAATAATTGAAGGCGATGGCTGGCAATTCCAATGGGACGGTTGCTTACCTTGGCTTTTAAAGCCTGGAATGGAATTCAATATTAAAAAGAACGAGTTTCACCGGCTGATTAAAGGGATAAACGATTTAAAAATACAAATTACTGTATTATAAATAAAGTAGAAAACTAATATTTAAAGGGAGACTGAAATGTCATTTAAAGAGAAAATTGATGAGTTATTGAATCAAAAGCTTTATGCAGCTCTTCAAGAAAAGAAGAAGATGGATCCAGTAGGAAAAGCTGACGCTGATATCGACAACGATGGTGATGTTGATGACTCTGATGAATATCTCCACAACCGTCGTAAGGCTATCGCGAAAGCAATGACTAAAGAAGAAACCGAGCTTGATGAAGACGTTTCAAAAATGTCTGCAAATTCACAAACTTGGTACCGTAAAGGTTACGAAATGGGTAAAGACCCATCTACCTACAAAAATCCACCTTACGGTATCGGCGGTGCAGCAATGGACGCGTTCCGTAAAGGCAGAAAAGCTGGAGAAGCTGCAAGAAATAAAAAAGAAAGTGTTGAGCTTGATGAAGCTGAGAAGAATGAAGGTTCTTGTGGAACAATGAATGCGTCAGCTCTTAAAGCAATGGCTAAGAAAAAGAAGCTTAACGCTGGAAAATATTAATAAATTGATTTGAAATATACAATAGGAGTAATTATGAAAGCATTAATTGAATGGTTCAAAGACTTTCTTGGAATCGGACTTAAATTTAAAGAAGAAGCACCGGTTGAACCAGTGGTAGAAGAGAAACTCACACCACCACAGCCTCCAAAGGCACAACCTAAAGTTACGAAAGCCTCGTTAAATAAACTTACGAAGGCTCAGCTCGAAGCTCGAGCAGAAGAACTTGGCGTTATTCTTAAGAAAGGTTTGAAAAAAGCAGATTTAGTAAATGAACTTTTTAAAGCTGAGAAAAAGTAAAATTTTTGTTATAAATTAACGTTAATTTAACAGGAGAAATAAAATGGCACTATGGGGAAAACAAGACCGTCTAGTAGACGTACCTAAGTGGCTAGAAGATGATGCGAACAACACCAACAAGTCTCACGACAGAGACAACGCGGTATTCGTTGACTTGACAGAAGCAAGCCTCAACGTTAACCGTGCAAGAGGTCTTAAAACACCAGGTTGGAATTTGTATCACACTTACACCGATCAGAACGGCGTTCAGAGATATAAGACAGAATGTCTAGTACCTATGAAAGTATCTCAGGCTGATGCTGGCGACATTGGTGTAACAGGCAACACTACAATCGAAGATACAATCGTACTTGACGAAGAAGCATAATAAAAGCTAAAACTTTTACATTATGAAATTGACGGAATCGACCTTTCTGCTATATGCAATGAAACACTATGACAATCCTCAGTGTACTGAGATGTCTGAATTCGAAGAAGACTTGAAAAGATTTCAGTATCTTCGAAAGCTGTTTAGTCGATATAGGCAGGAAAACGAATTGAAGGAAAGGTTGATTCTAAACCATCTCATTGTATTATTCAATGTGTTTGGTTTGCAGGCAACGAACATGCTCTTCATGAGGCTTCATGAGTACCACGAGTACTTAAAGCCTTTTGTCGAGTATTTGAACTATATGCCTCAACTAATAGCTTACGAAGACGTTGTTATAAATGCTGATAGTATCGATTCAGATTTTCTAATCGTAGAAAGACTAAAGGAAATTTAAATGGTCGTAGATCTTTTTCTAGTTTACCAATTCATTAGAAGGCTAGTTACGCCTTTTGAAAAGTGGGAAGCTTACAAAGAAGGCGTCATCGATGCGAAAGGCAACATCCTTGTTAAGCGTAAGGATTTTACTCGAATTGCTCAGCGCAAAGCTTTTGGTATCTTCGATATTTTAATATTGAATCTTAAAAAGCTATTAGCCAAGCTTCCAGGTGGATCTACGAGAATAGCAACATACGCTGCAGCTCTTTGGTTAATCAAAGAAGAGCGAAGAATGAATGATGCCGGTGTATTAACCGAAGACTACGAGTTAGACGATATCCAAATTGAAAACCGACTTCACTCGTTTTTAGACGAATACGCTGAAGTACTCGAAGAAGCTAGTAAGAATGAAATGACCGGTGTAGGTAGCGGTGCCATCGCAGGCTTAGGAGTTGGTGATCAAGGCGAACCTGGCCTTACTCCAGCCCAGCAGAAAAAATATAAGAAAAAGAATTTTAAGCAGTTAATGGTCGACATTAAAGCAAAATAGTAGTAAACAAAAATCATGGAGAAGTAAGATGAAATTAAGTAAGAACTTTGTGTTAAATGAATTCACTAAATCAGCAACCGCTAGTAAATTAGGAATCGACAACACACCGAAAGGTGAGCATCTTGAAAATCTTCAGAATGTTGTTGAAAAAATATGCCAGCCTGCTAGAGAGTTTTTCGATAAGCCGGTTACAGTGAACAGCGGATATAGATCACCCGAGTTAAATAAAGCTGTAGGTGGTGCTTCTGCTTCTCAACACTGTAACGGTGAAGCAGTTGATATTGAAATCATGGGAGTTCCTAATAAAGTTCTTGCTGATTGGATTACTGAGAACTGCGAATATGACCAAGTCATTCTCGAGTTTTATAATCCAGAAGAGGGTATCAATTCTGGGTGGGTCCATGCTTCATTGAAGAAAGATGGCCCGAATAGAAAAACAAAACTAATCGCGTTTAAAGACGGAAAATCAACCCGTTACCAGGCAGTCGATGATTTTGATCCTGATAACGACTATGAAAGGTATAAGTAAGAATGAATCAAGAAAATAAAGATAATGTATTTGAACAATTAAAAATCGATGAAGGTGTCGTAAATGAGATCTACCTCGACCACCTCGGTCTCCCCACTTTCGGAGTGGGTCATCTTATCCTCGAGAGTGATGAAGAACACGGACAACCAGTTGGAACTCCAGTTAGTGAAGACAGAGTTCGAGCCTGCTTTGATAGAGACTTGGACGTTGCCATTAGCGAGTGCCATACTCTATACGGAGAAAGCGAATTCAGTGGTTTTCCTGGAGAGGTTCAAGAGATCCTGGTTAACATGATGTTTAACATGGGTCGTCCTCGCTTGAGTGGATTCAAAAAGTTCAATGCTGCTATAGGTGAGCATGACTGGAAAATAGCAGCTTATGAAGGTCGTGATTCTAGATGGTATAATCAAGTGTCTAACAGAGCTGAGAGGCTCATGTCACGCTTAGAACAAGTTTAATAAATAAATAAGTACAGTTTATTTAGTTTCCTTAAGGAGAAATACAAATGTCAATTGAAAAAATCGTAGCTGAAGCTATCGACAACAATCCTCTCAAGATGAAAGAAGCTTTTGAGGAAGAAATGAATGCTCGCGTCCGTGCTGCTCTTGAAGAGAAGTACAAGAAAATGATGAAGAAAGAGAACGACGACGAGGAAGAAGACGAAGACGAAGACGAAGATGATGAGTCCGAAGAAGATGAGGACGAAGATGACGACGATGATGACGATGACGAAGAAGACATGGACGAAAAAATGGTAAATCCAGGTCTAGCTAAGCACGCGTCAAAGAAGAAGTAAAGCTTCTGTCTTTATGTTCAATTGGCTACTAAAGCTTTTTAAACGACCAACTTACACCATCACTGTCTCCAAGAATACAAAATACGGAGACAGTGACGATAAGTCGTGGCCAAATGCTAAAAAGATAATGGTAGCTAATTGGAAAGAACTTAAGTTCAAAACCGTCGATAAAAAGTTAGTACACGTCAAAGATACTAACGGGCTTCATTATAGGATAGAGCAGAATTAGCGATGTCGTTCTTCAGAATGGGAATATTAATTCTTTTTCTGATGGGTTGCACAACAATAGATCCTATTGAAGAAGCAAAACTAGCTCAGGCGAGAGACCTGAGAGAAAAGTGTATGAACAGCACTATGAGTGAGGATAAACCAAATCCGATATTGAGAACACAGATTCTTCAGCAATGTCATTTTTGGTCTAGGCAACGAGCTGGTCTATAGAGGATTATAAATGTATCAAATTTTGTTAGCAATCATATTAGTTTTGGGTGGTGCTTGTGGCTGGATGTACCAGCAGAATCAAATTCTTGAAGCAAACAACCAAATACTAAAGGGTAATGTGGTAAAACTTGAGAATGCGGTCGAAGAGCAAAAAGCTGCAATGACTGCTATGAAAGAAGCTTTCGAAAAACAAGCTGCTGCATTGACTAATCTTCAACAGCGTAACGCTGAGATTAATGCTGAGAAAGATCGTTACATGTCAATCTTCCAACGCCACAACCTTGATAAGCTTGCTCTTATGAAGCCAGGACTTGTGGCTAATCGCATGAACAACGGAACTAAGAAAGTTTTTGAGGAGATAGAGAATGATAGCAAGAACATTGCTGCTCTTAACGACAGCAACTCTAATTAGTGGTTGTTCAATACTAAGTGGATTAGGCATTGGCAAAAAGCCAGAGAAAATTATTGAAATTGTAACTAAGCCGATTGAGATTGAAATCATTCAGCCTACAATGCCTCGGCCAATTCAGTTACAAGCTCCTACATGGTATGTTGTATCTGAAGCAGTTGTTCCAAACCCATGTAAAGTAATACCTAAACTTGATGAAGCAGGCAATCCTGTTTTAAAAGAAGACGGTGAACCTCAAACAACCCGTCCTCAAGCATGCGCTCCTGAGGAAAAAGAAAATCCCAACCAGCCAGAAGGCTACACTTACCTCGATAAGTTCATTGATGATATTAAGATCGCTACAGGTGGAGACGTCCTCTTCGTTGCATCGACGGTGAAGGATTATGAACTTATGTCAGGTAACGTTCAAGAGCTTCGTAGGTACATACGTGAACTCGGAGAGGTGATCGTATACTATCGTGAAGTGACTACGAAGAAACCAAAAGAAACTCCCGCAGAAACAGAAAATAAAGAAACCTCCAACTAATTAAACAAATAAATACTAGTTGACATATCATGCTTAATGTGGTATAATACTAAAAATCGGAGGTCGCGTGTCCGACGAACTTAACCAAGTTAAGACTGACATTGCTCTTATTAAGAAAGACATTAAAACTATTGAGCGCTTTTTCAATAAAGTAGATACAGTCATGTCCGAAATGTCTGACATGACCAAGAGCTTAGCAGTACAACAGAAAATCATAGAACACTTTGATGCCAAAATGCAGGACATTGAAGTGACTATGGAAGAACACAAGCAAGAAGATATTAAGCGTACTGAGATGCTCTCAAAGAGATTAGAAGAGTATCGTGCTTCTTCAAAAGAAGATCATCAGCGTGTAGCTGATGAGAGTGCGCGGAACCGTGCAGAACGAAATAAAGAGATTATGCATGAACTAGGAAAGCTCAACGGCAACCTAGAGAAAAGAATGAATGAGATGGTCGAAAGTATAGAAGATCAGGAGGAAAGGCTAAGAGGCCTCGAAAACGTCAAGTGGTGGTTACTTGGTGCTTCTGCTGTCATTGCCACACTCGTCACTCTAATGACGTCAGTGGATATTCTTTCAATTATCAGTTGACATTTTAGTAGAACTGGTTTATAATCCATCTACTAAAAATTTATAGCCGTCAGGTCATTTTATACTATGATAGATTTTGTAGACTTACAGTATGCTCAAACACTAGCGGGAAGGCTAGATCAATTCCGTATTCGTTCAACGAATCCCTATAAGATTAATTTCCGTTGCCCTATCTGTGGTGACTCGCAAAAGTCGCGTTCTAAAGCTCGAGGTTGGTTGTTAGAACGCGACAGCGCTCTATTCTACTATTGCCATAACTGTGGTGCTAGTCAATCTTTCTCGTACTTCCTTAAGAACGTCGATCCTCTAGCATTTAAAGACTATGTCGCTGATAAGTTTCTTAAAAAGCCTGACGCTAATACGAAACCTATACTAGAAACGACCAAGTTCGAAGCTCCTCGCTTTGAAAAAAATCCTCTAAAAAGTATAAAAAAAATCTCACAATTGAACTGGAATCACCCAGTAAAAACATATATAGAAAAGAGGAAGATTCCTGCGAATCAACACTATCGTCTTTACTACACACCAAAGTTCAAGGGATGGATTAATAGTATCGTCCCAAATAAATTCGAAAAGGTAGATAAAGACGAGCCTCGCTTGGTGATTCCCTTCCTCGATGAAAACAAAAGAGTATTCGGTGTATCGGCCCGTGGGTTTGATCCCAATGGCATACGGTACATTACTATCATGTTCGATGATCGACCTAAGATCTTCGGATTAGATACTATTGATTTTAATCGTCAATACTACGTTGTAGAGGGCGCCATTGACAGCTTCTTCATAAGAAACTCAGTGGCCATGGCTGGTGCCGACGGTAATACCAGCGCTCTAAAGCGTGCACATGAAAATGCAGTCTTTGTTTTCGATGCTGAACCTCGTAATCGAGAGATACATAAGAGAATGGAAAAAATAATTGATGCCGGCTATAAGATTTGTATATGGCCTTCTAATGTGCCCGGCAAAGATATTAATGAGATGTACTTGAATGGTATGCTCAACGTTGAGAATGTCGTTAAGGACAATGTTTATAAAGGACTCGAAGCTAAACTTAAATTTATGAAATGGAGAAGAACATGAAAACAAGGCTAGTTAGTTACTCACAACCTGCCGATGATTTTAAAGATGAGGGATTGGAAGATCTTCAAGATCTAATTGCATACTGCGCGAGAGTTAGTAATCCCAGCAATCAATTCAATACCGAAACTTCAGAAAAGCTACTTAAGTACTTAGCTAAACACGCACATTGGAGTCCATTTGAAATGGTGAGTGCTTGCATTGAAGTTGAAACTACTCGCGATATCGCTCGACAATTTCTTCGACACCGTTCGTTCTCTTTTCAAGAGTTCTCTCAGCGTTATGCTGATCCTACAGAAGACCTAGATTTTGAATTGCGTGAAGCACGACTACAAGATACTAAAAATCGACAAAACAGCATTGTAACTGATGACGACAATCTCAAAGAAGAATGGGATTGGCAACAAAAGCAAGTTATTGATGCTGCAAAGCGAGCATACACTTGGGCCATCAACAACGGTATTGCAAAAGAACAGGCTCGTGCCGTACTTCCAGAAGGAAACACTGTTTCCAGACTTTACGTTAACGGAACTATCCGCTCTTGGATTCACTACATCCAACTTCGAAGCGGCCACGGTACGCAAAAAGAACACATTGAGCTCGCACGAGAAATCGCTTGCGTGGTTGCGAAAGTATTCCCGCTAGTCGAATCTTATGTGAGTAATAACTAAAACAATAAGGAGCACTAATAATGCAGCACTTAGGTATCGACATCGAAACTAAAAGAGATAAGCTGTTATCAGAACAATCATTTAAATTACTAAAAGACTATTATTGTCGTGAGGACGAAAAGAGTCCTCAGATGGCTTTTGCTCGTGCTGCAGTTGCTTTTTCTGCCGGCAACATGAATCTCGCTCAACGCATCTATGATTATGTTTCGAAAGGTTGGTTCATGTACGCTTCTCCTGTACTCTCGAATGCTCCGATTAAAGGCGAGCCAGTGAAGGCGTTACCTATTAGCTGTTTTCTTTCGTATGTTCCAGATACACTAGAGGGACTCATAGAGCACAGTAATGAGCTTCGCTGGTTGTCAGTAAAAGGTGGAGGTGTAGGCGGTCACTGGTCAGACATTCGTGCTGTTTCTAAGAAAGCGCCCGGTCCTATGCCTTTCTTACACACCGTAGATGCTGACATGGTCGCGTACCGACAGGGGCGTACGCGGAAGGGTTCGTACGCAGCTTACATGGACGTTGATCACCCAGATATCGTTGAGTTCATTAACATGCGTATTCCTACTGGTGATGTGAATCGTAAGAACTTGAACTTACACCACGCTGTAAACATCACAGACGATTTCATGGAAGCAGTAGAGCAGAATGCTGATTGGTTCTTACTTGATCCTAATGATCGCACTATTCGTGATACCATGAAAGCACGTAAGCTATGGGAACATATTCTCGAGACTCGCTATCGTACTGGTGAACCTTATCTCAACTTTATCGATACCGCTAACCGTGCATTACCTGAAGCGCAAAAACAAAAAGGATTTAAGATTCGAGGATCGAACCTATGTAATGAGATTCACCTTGTGACCAATGAAGAACGCACTGCAGTATGTTGTCTGTCTTCGGTTAATCTTGAAATGTATGACGAGTGGAGAGACACACCTATGGTCAAAGACCTTGTGGTGTTTCTAGATAACGTGCTTCAGTTCTTTATCGATCACGCAGGTGATGAAATCAGCAAAGCTCGTTATTCTGCTCAACAGGAACGATCACTCGGTCTTGGTGCTATGGGACTACACTCGTATTTCCAAAAGCATCGTATCGCTTTCGATAGTCCTGCAGCTATTGAAAAGAACGAAGAGATCTTTAGTTACATTAAAGCAAAAGCAGTCGAAGCTACTCTCGAAATGGGTAAGCGTCGTGGTGAAGCACCAGACATGGAAGGCACAGGTCGTCGTAACGCTCACATGCTAGCTATCGCACCTAATGCAAACTCTTCTATGATCGTAAACACGAGTCCAAGTATTGAACCTTGGAAAGCAAACGCATTTACTTCTCGTACTCGAGTGGGTTCTCACCTAAATAAAAATCCGTACCTCGAGCAAGAACTCGAGAAGATCGGAAAGAACACTGACGAAGTCTGGAGCATGATCATTACCAACGGTGGTTCTGTTCAGCATCTTGACTTCCTTGATGAACACATTAAGAACGTATTCAAAACAGCTATTGAGCTCGATCAGCTAGCACTTATTAAACTAGCAGGTGATCGTCAGAAATACCTTTGCCAAGGTCAATCACTTAATGTGTTCTTCCCCGCCGGAGCAACTAAAAAAGAATTGCATCAGGTACACTACCAAGCTTGGAAACAAGGTTGCAAGGGACTTTATTATCTACGTACTGAGACATCGAATAGAGCTGAGAACGTAGCACAAAAAATTGAAAGAGAAAAATTAGACGATATCATCAATCCAAATGAAATTAAATTTAGTAACGGACGAGAGGAAGATCAAAGTGAATGTGTAGCTTGTCAAGGATGATTTTTTTGTAATTTTGTGCATTGCGCGCCAAGGTTATGTATAAATAATATTATCGAATCTACGGAGGAAGTAATATGCATGATCCAATAGCTGAAGCACTGGGTATGAGACCATTGGGATTTTCCATCGATCCTAACGAAGGTAGAGATCCCAATGAAACTACAAAAAACCACGGTTACATAAGTGAAGAGCATTATGAATGGATGTCTAAAGCATGGGCATCTGGTGATATAAGGCATAGGGAGGGATTTTTGAAAGAATCTAGTAAAAGGATGAAAGAAAATAATCCTATGAAAAATCCTGAGACTGCTAAGAAAGTTAGTGAGTCTAAAAAAGGTACGCCTGCTTGGAATAAAGGTGTACCTAATCCTGAACAATCAAAAAGGATGAAAGAGAATAACCCAGTTCATACACATCCTGAGAAGCATAATTTTAAAAACAACTCTTACGTCAAAGGTCGTAAATGGTATAATAATGGCGAAAAAAACTTATACCTATATGATCATGAAGAAATACCAACCGGATATACAAGAGGAATGAAACATGTCGCTCGAAAAAAGCAACAATAATGGACTAGGAAAAAGAATGGATGTACTTATTTACACAAAATCAAATTGCCCTTTCTGTGAGAAGGCAAAGGCGTGGTTTACTCAGCATGGATATGGGTACACGCAAATCGTACTAGACGACGAAGAACAACGTCTAGCTTTCTATCAAAAGATGTCAAACGGAAAGGAGGTTCGCTCCGTTCCTCAGATCTTTATTGATGGAAAACACATTGGAACTTATAATGATTTAATGAAGATCTCAGATACACTCGTAAAGAAATCTGGTGGTCTTCTGGAGTTTTCAGAAACTTATAAACCCTTCCATTATCCATGGGCCGTACAAATCACGACGCGCCACGAGAAAGCACACTGGATTGAGGACGAGCTAGACTTGTCAGAAGACGTAACAGATTGGAAAGGTGGTAAGATTACTCCTACAGAAAAAGAATATATCACGAACGTTCTCCGTTTGTTTACACAATCAGATGTTGCGGTAGGCCAGAACTATTATGACCAGTTCATTCCTAAGTTTAAGAACAACGAAGTTCGTAATATGCTTGGATCTTTTGCTGCTCGAGAAGGTATTCACCAGCGAGCCTACGCTCTACTAAACGAGACTCTTGGTCTTCCTGATAGCGAGTACCATGCGTTCCTTGAGTATTCAGAGATGGCAAACAAGATCGAGTATATGCGCAAAGCAGATACAAACACTCTCAGAGGGCTTGGATTGTCACTGGCGAAATCAGTGTTTAATGAGGGTGTAGCCCTATTCGCTTCGTTCGTAATGCTCCTGAACTTCCAGCGTTTCGGGAAGATGAAAGGTATGGGTAAGGTCGTCGAGTGGTCTATTCGAGACGAGTCTATGCACGTCGAAGGTAACTCGAAACTATTCAAGACTTTCTGCAAAGAACACAGTCGTGTAGTTGACGACGAGTTCAAGAAAGAAATCTATGAAATGTCTCGTGACATTGTTGATCTCGAAGATAAGTTCATCGACCTTGCTTATGAGCTCGGAACAATCGAGGGACTCGATAAATCTGAGGTGAAGGAATATATAAGATATATCACAGACAGACGTTTGCTTCAACTTGGTATGAAGCCGAACTTTAAGGTCAAAGATAATCCTCTTCCTTGGTTGGAATGGGTCCTTAACGGTGCGGATCATACAAACTTCTTTGAAAACCGTGTAACCGAATATGAAGTTGCCGGTCTTTCAGGATCATGGGATGAAGCTTACGCCGCTTAAGGCTAACAGTAAATGATTGATAAAAAACCTTTTCAAGAACTCATAGACAGTTTTAAAGAACAAGGAAACTACAGAGTCTTTAATGACATAGTTCGAGATCGTGGAAAATTTCCTAAAGCGACTTGGTATAGCAGGTACGCTCCAAAGACGATCGTGAACTGGTGTTCGAATGATTATCTTGGAATGGGTCAGAATCAGTATGTTATTGATGCGATGCAAACCGCACTTGAAAAGACGGGGAGTGGGAGTGGAGGTACTCGCAACATCGGCGGTACCTCTCACTATCACGTAACACTCGAGAGTACGATTGCGAATCTTCATAAGAAAGAACGTGGTTTATTATTTAGTTCTGCTTATGTTGCTAACGAGTGGACACTCATAGCGCTAAGTAGAATCATAAAGAATATTTGCTTTGTCTCGGATAGTATGAATCACGCTTCTATGATCATTGGAATTAATCATAGTAGAGCGAGCAAGATTATATGGGAACACAATAATCTTGAGCAACTCGAACTAGCGCTACAAACATGCCAGATGATGAATGAAGTTCCTTGTATCGTATTCGAATCAGTTTATAGCATGGACGGTGATGTGTCACCTATT